AAGGCAGACTTCTATGACCTGCTGCCCAGCGAACACAAGTGCGAGGTCTGCACATCGAGACGCGCCGGGGGATACTTTGGTTTTTCAAAGTTTATCAGCCCCGAGGCGTGGGCGCTGTGGCAGACGCTAAACGGCGAGGTATAACCATGCCCCGCCCTAAGCTGCCGCCCGGCGAGCGGAAGATCGCCGTATCATACAAGCTGGCTCCGTGGATTGTACGGTGGCTGCGTGAACAGGACCGCCCGGCCTCCCAGTTAATTGAGGAAGCCGTGGCCAAGTACAACAAGTTGGAGGAGCCGAAAAAATGAGTGCGCTTGAAAAGGGATCAATCGTTGAGGCTGTCAAGGCGGCACACTATCGCGGTGGCGACGGGTCAGCATGGCGTATCTACGCGCCGCACAGCCTGTCATGGTACGAGTATGCTGAATACGATGCTGCCCGGCGGGATGCGCGGATCATGAACGACGAGCAGGCCCGCGATGTGGCCATGTACCTTTCGACCGTTGGAGGGGAAGGATGAAATTCAGTTGTGGCAAAACAAGGGCGCAGAAACGCGCCGAAAAAATTGAACGTCTGCAAAACTGGCATAAATGGTTCGCATGGCGTCCGGTACGTGTTGGCAATAATGATTGCCGGTGGCTTGAATTGGTTGAGCGGCGTGGTGAATTAATTTACCAAGGATCTATTTCTGAATCATGGCGCTGGTGCTATTGTCCATTGCGTAAATTCAGCGTGAAGGTAGAGATATTTGAAGAGCTATATGACGTACCTGAATGGGTCAATTGGATCGCAATGGACGAGGATGGTGAATGGTACGGTTACAAGAATAAGCCTGATAAGAAAGAACACGTGTGGAGTATTCACAACCATAATGATAACGTAGCGTTCTATATTACTACGTCAAAAGGCTCTTCAAATTGGGAAAACAGTTTGTGGAAGGTAAAAATATGAAAGAGATCACGCTGTCAGTATTGGGTACCGCCTTCGCACTATCACTGATTGCAGTGTCCTATATCGCGCCAGTGCAGGCCGCCAATGAGCGCCATTACCAAGAACGCTGGTGCAACGCTAATGGCGGCAAGATGGAAGTCCGTGTGCGTGGCGGTCGGGTGGATTGCGTCACAGCCCGGTTTGCCGTTGAATTTGATTTTGCCGACGGCTGGAAAGAGTGTATCGCACAGGCCCGGTGGTATGCCCTGATGACCGGCAAGCACCCGGCCTGTGCCCTGATCATGGGGCCGGGTGATCAAAAATATCGGGAGATGTTGGATCACTATCTCAGCATGTATGACGTTTATTTGAAGGTGATTGAGGTGAAAAAATGATCACACGTTATTGCGACTGCTGCGGTGATGAAATCACCGATAAGAATGTGATAAATGCTTCTTCACATATAGGGCGGCTAAGATCGTCTCTGGAAGGGGAAAGAGGTACGTTAGTAATAGAAGTTATGGTAGGTATAGGTTCAACATGGAATGCCGGTGATTTTTGCAAATACTGCGTTCTTGATGCACTTTACAAGGCAGATAACAGGATAAAGCGTGCTGAATAAATGAGTCCGTACAAATTTTAAGCGTTGCAATCCCGCAACACACAACCGCAGGAGATCCCTGCAAGGAGAAAGTAAGATGGAAATGGTTACTGGTGTAATTTTTGCCGTCGCGTTCATGGGCAGCAATCAGTACGTAGGCAGCACTATCGGGCAGGATTTTCCCGCCTGTGAAAAGGCCCCCTATGTGACGGTGAGCCGTCCGGGTGAAGGCTATGCCTTCGAGGTATCTCAGTGTGAATTGGCCGATCACCCTGAATATATCGTCCAGAAGTAAGGCCATTATACGGGGAGGGGTAAAACCCTCCCCAATTTTATACCTGCAACAATACTGCGAGGGCTGTGTGCATGCGTGAAAGTTGTTTTTCTATTAATGACCTTGTGCAGTTTGAATTTATCGCAGGTGCATCCAGACCTGTTAAGGCGGTTGGCGAGATCATACGCATCGATCACAATAAAAAGTGCGCCAGTATTAGATGTGGCGGGTTTGTTTATTTGATACCGTTTGACAGGATTTTATCTAAGGTAAGCAAAAAGAAATGAAGTTTTACGATGATGATAAACATGGCAAGCGTGTTTTGTGGATTCTCTTTATGCTAAACCTTTTTAACATAGCACTATTATTTCTACTTTATTAGAAGAATTTACAGTCCTCAGCCACTTTGACATTAACTAACATTGTGTAACTATGATTAGCCTGATCTTATCTTTGTTAGTAGTTACCCTGATTTGGTGGGTCAGTGGTGAATCCCCTTACATGGCCGGTCTGTTGGCTGTGGTGCCGATCAAGATCCTGATCGCCGGTTACATGGCCACGACGCAAGGTGGCCGGGACGGGCTGCTACAGGCCGTTGAGGGGATGCTAATTGGACAATTTTTGTGGGGTTTTGCCCTGTTGGCACTGTTCTGGTGGCTGCGCACCCCGTGAAACCCCGCCGTGCGGCCCTGAAACCCTGAAAATCCGGGCCGTGGGCTAAATCTGGGGCGATCCCAGCCCCGATCTCGAAAAAGCCATATCTAGGCATACCTGCCTATATAAATCAATAACTTAGCGCATTTTTGATCGATACAGGCCGTTTTGTAAGTCATTGATTTACAAGGATAAAAAATTCTTGAAAAACGCAAGAAAAAACCTTGCAATCTGACGCCGAGCCGCTATACTTACCTTGAACGCAGACAAAACCAACCAAGAGGGCTAGGAAAATGAAACTGACCAAAAACGAAGTAGAAGCGCTGAAAATTTGCCTCAACTATGAAACCCGCGAAGCACAGTTGGAGGATAATTACTCAAACGGCGGAGCACAAGAATTTGCCGTTGAACTGTTTGACGGCAACATGAAAGCTGCTGGAGGGCTGATCACCAGCCTGCAAGAAAAAGGCATGGGTGTCATGGATGAAGAGGACGATATTTTTTGGCTGAGTGAAGAAGGTGTTAACACCATCTTCGATATTTTGGAAGGTAAATAATCACCAAGCGCCAAGGATGGCGCACAACCAAAACAACCAAGAGGGCTAGGGAAGTGAATGAATCAGTACCGTATGAGATCATGAACCAGCTTACCATGTCCAACAATGGCATGGGACGCTTAAAAGCAATGGTCGGCGCTAAGAACTTCGTCGTACACAACAACTACAGCGGCATTTCTTTCAAGTTTGCCAACAAGGGCGCAAGACAGCCCAACTATATCAAGATCACCTTGAACGCCATGGACACCTATGATGTTGAGTTTGGCAGGATCTGGGGTATGGACTACAAGGTTATCGAAAAACTGGAAGGCATTTACAACGATCAGTTGAAAGAACTGTTTGAAAAATGCACGGGTCTTTATCTGAGCCTGTAAGATCAACTGGCCCGCCGGTAGTAAACCGGCCTTCGCCGATCCCCGTTACAGGGATCGGCTTTTTTAATGAAAGGAAAAGCACAATGCCGGATACAAAATTCTGGATAACCTATATAACAGTGACAGCGGCCCTGTACGGCGCTATCTTTTATTGGTTATTAGGCTAGTCCTTTTTACGGGACTGCGCTTCAATGCGCTGTGTGGCCGTGACCAGTCCATTATGGATAACACGGCAACGGTGATAGATCCGCGCCCATTCAACCGCAGTAGCCAGTAGTGTGCCCGCCTTGCCGTCTTCGACAGGCGGCAGGGTATCGGGGCAACGGATTTGCAGGTTATCAGGGATCGACGGGTACGTTTGCACCACCAGCGGCTTGGTTGAGCAGGCCGACAGCGGCAGGATCGAGACAAGTACGATCAGCGGTAGGAGTTTCGACATATCTAATTACCTCTTTTTCGATGGTCTTGTAAACGATCTGGACTTCGCCCGTGTCCCGTTCAGTGCCGATAGCAATATCCGTTATACCTTCGCCCAATGCTTCCCGTTCAGCATTAGCGTCCTCAATAGTTTCCATGTTATCGCCTGCTACCCATTGAACATGTGCCGACCAGCCTAATGTGAAACCAGCCACGAAAATTGTAATGGCGATATAGATCAATGCACTAGTTTTCATGGTGATGCTCCCTGTGATCTCCATGGTGCGGCTTTTTGGGCGGGGCAGGTGTAACTACAGGGACAACAGGTGCCGGATCGTTGTCCTCGATATATCTAAGCCCAACCCCATAACTCCCTTCGACATAGTTCTCAAACAACAAGCCCTTTGCCCATAGTTCCCCCGTAGTTTCATCGCCTGATACTGATCCGACGATGCGCCCCACAATGGAATCAGTATGCGGCTGGTACCCGATCCCACCAGACACACGCAATCCGTTATTTTCAGACTGCCGCGCCAGATAGTAGAGATTGTCGGTCACATCATACCCGGCACACGTTCCTGAGTTGCAGACTTCTATGGTCCAGTCATTGAAGCGCAGATCATAGCCGATCATAACTTCCCCCGCTTTTGTCACGGAGCACTGAACCATAAGGACCAGCACCATGCCAGCTATAAAAGTCAAACCATACCGGCCTAGTGGCTGGGATATAGTCCACCGAAACGTGATCACGATCTTATCAAGTAGTTTATTCATCTTCATTCCTCTGCCATTTGTCGTCCACAGTTGAGAAACCAACATAAGAGCCTACTATCGATCCAACAAAGAAATAGAATGGTGCTGTCAACACAGCCGCCATTTGCTCTGACATTGGAATCAATGGGTAAATCAACCCAGCCAGCATGGCAAGCCACGCCATACGCCTACGATTCTTCCATCTGTCATTCATTCAGGGCCTCCAGTTCACGTTGATAGATCGCCTGCAAAACACGGTCGCTCTTAGTGTCCTCGTTGTTGGCGATTCTGACCTCGATCTCTTTTAGTCGGTAGGACAAGAACAGGTACTGCTGTTGCTTCTGAACACTACCCATCTGTTCCCATGTCACATATCGGGTATCCAGCGCCCACAGGGCGACAGCCCCGACCATGACGGCGAGTAACAGGAGGGTGCGGGCTCCAGAAGCCAGTTCAACAAGCCGTTTCATATCCATATAGTCAAACCAATTTGGACTAGTGCAACAATCAGCGTCATAATGCTAAACCCTACGCGCATAGACATACGGAAGGACTTTATATCACCACGTATTTTTTCGCCTTCAGTAGCCGTCATAAAATCACGTTCCATTTCCCGGCGTATCTCAATCTTGCACCTGTCTATATGCCCGTGAAATTCCTCTATCTTTTCAAATAAACGTTCAAGTTTATTATCAAGTTTCGTTGTCATGCTTTTATAGCTGTCAACCGCAGTAATCAACTGCGCTTCCAAAAATTCAGTCTTGGCCTGCAGGACAGCCATATCACGATCAAGATCACCCGCCATAACGCCACCCCTTCAATGCGTTTGCAATAGCTTCACAGGCTGCTTTTCTATGCTTCCTGATAGCGCCTGAGTTATGTACAAAATCAGGTTCAATGATCACTGCCGGGCATTTTGTTTTTGCCAGAAAATAATCAGGCTTTTCATCGCCCTCCACGTCACCATGGTAGTCAACGCGCCCCGGCACGTCCATACGATACCATCCTTCCTTTATGCCCCTGTTTGGGAAGTACATCGGCGCTATGGATCGTTGTATGATCTGTGCCAAGTGCTTACCTTTACTGCTCTTAGGGTAGTACAGCGTTTCACAGCCACGCCCAACAGGTTTACCGTCAATAATTGCGCTATTAAAGTGCACCTCTATAGCTGCATCACAGTTATGTGAATTTATAAACGCAACTTTTTCACGCAATAAGCCGGTAGGCACAATCAACGCATCCGATCCAAGTTGCATGGCCAATTCATCGACCCATAGTACAGCCTCGTCATGCTCATTAAAGCCATTGTACTGCGCACCTTTTGCTTTGGGGTGGTGACCTGCTGATAATGCAAATAACATGCTTACCTCCAAGAAATTCCTACTATATCCACCGGCGGGCCGCCGCGTTTCAGTTTCTGGTTTCCGATCTTGATGTATTGGCGGATCATGTCGCTGACCTCTAACCCAGCATCGTGCATTTCCAATAATTCAAAATTGCAATCACATACCGGGTCCAGCATGATGACCTTTGCATCTGGCGGATAGTTGTCCATCTGAAAAGGATGTGGGATCAACGGCATGTCCCTGTGTTTGATTTCCTGCGTGATCTCAAGCTCCACCATTGTTTTCTGCGCGTCAAGAAATTCTTTTCTCGCCACAGGATCAGCGGCGATTTGGTCGGGCGTCCAGATACCTTGCAACAATCCGGCGGAACCGCCTTTCTCCATGCGCCTCGGGATACCATCGCGGACATACTTCGCGGCAACATTAGTAGGCCCGTTATAGTGCCATGGCGCTTCTGGGGCTACATAGGTAGAATGTATTTTTATAGGGCTACCAGAGACTACGGCAAACATATACAAGCCCACCGTCCCATCGCCGTGATTGTAAGGCGGAGAGGCTTGAATGTATCTTTGCCTAGCATATCCTGAACCAGACGAAGGGCTATATAGTATGATACCAGCTTTGGGTGAAGTGCTGAATTGTCTTGCCGCATAATCATAGCCAACGCCAGCATCGTCATAGCCCCAATAAATATACGTCCCAGAATCAGAATAAATTTGAGGATAGAAACCGTAACTACCTCCCGGTAAAGCAAGATCAGCACTTGCACCCACACCTGTAACGCTAACAGTTCCAGTAGTCGTTTTAAGTTCACCCTGTCCTACCTGCCCAGAACCAATCATAGCTTGGACAATATAATTATCTGCAAGTACGGGTGCGCCCGATGCTTTTTCAAACATCGCAATAGGATTATCACGCAATAGCGTTATCAATGACGTTGTTACGGGGCTTTCTGAATCAACGTCACTGTCTGGTATAGGTGTGTAAGTAACTGCCATAGTGTCCTCAAATTATCTTGTACGCGCCACTGCCATCTGCAAACGAAGCATTGGCTGATGCAATGATATAGCTGTACCGTTCCTTTTCCTCTGTCGTCGCCGATGAGTAGTCCACCATTGTACTAGGCCCTATAAAGGCGTAGCGTCCACTGAAATTCAGTACCTGTGCCCGGATACGATGTTTCTCCCTGTCAACGATCTCAAAAGCCTCAATAGCCTGTACTTGCTGTAACTTGGCCGATCCGGTCACGTCCTGTTCACCTGTCTCAATATTAAATATAGACGATAATTCGATATTATCATCCTTGTCATCGACCTCAAAAGTGATGGTTTTAGCGCCGTTCTCATAGTTGCGTATGATCCTGCTACCCAGTGAGATCGCTTGGGCTTGGCTGGTTAACCAACGTGATCGTATCTCGCGCACACGCTTTACCCCAAACTGATCCTTGCCTTCCTTACCAAGTTCAGTTTGTACGTATATAAACTTGTAATTATCTGAGCTATCGTCATCGACCAAGTTACGTTTTCCATGGTATATCCATATCTGAGATATGCGCTCACTATCGTTATCATCAATGACCAAGCTATCAAGCAATACGTGCCGATTGCGCACAATGTCGTTAACAGTTTCAGATCGCGTAGCTGGTGCCAGTACGTTTATTTTGATCAACTGGTTTGTATCATCCCACCAAAGATCGATCATAAAATGTTCAGTTATCTCTTTTATAATATCAACGACACCTTCCGGCTCATGGATCGTGCCCGACAGGTTTTGCGTAGCCCACCTATCGCGTACTAAATCCCATTGGTTCTTATCTATAAACCCACGTGGTATATCCGTATAGTTGATCAAAATATCATATAACGCATCAACAACATTGACACTGCTGTAAACAACGCAATCTTGTACCAGTGTGGATATATCATGGTCTATGGCCGTTGTACCACCTACACCACGTGTGCAGTTTTTGAAGATACCGTATGCCGTGGAAGATTCAGCACTGACATAATCAACAAGCTCATCCTCAATGCGTATCCTGCCAGCCGACCCATAGACACCAAAAATTGACGATGTATTGACGTACAATGTGGAAGCATTGGCGCTTACCGCCGCATATAAAACACCATCACTAGGTAACGGGATCCGCGCACGATCCTTGTCCGCCAAGTTCAAAATATCCTTGCCCATAACCGTTACTCTGCCACGGCTATCAGGCCCTTTTATTTTGTCTATCGTGTAGTGGCGATTATGGAAGTCATACAATGAGAATCCTTGATCTGGATCGATGTACCCGGTACGCACACGCATGATCCGGCCAACATAGTAAGGGTTACGTGCCAATAATTTACCAAAAAATGTACCTTGGCTTGTGTCATAAGTGCGCGTCGATGCGTAAGGATCGATGCCACGATCATGGTGTACAAAATCACTTAATTGGATACTGAACGCACCGCGCTCCGATAATCCTTTACCCGGTTTGATCCGCGTAGGCGTGAAACTTGGCAAACCTTGTATAGCGGGAAACATCTCGAACCCGCCCGGTACATTGGATTGATTTGAACAAAAGCGATATATCTTGGGTACACCGCGTTCAACGGTCGTATCAACTGCGGTTGCATGGTTGGCATTGCCTGAATAATCATCATAGACCATTGACGATACACGGTGAAAAGTCCAGTTACCGATCAATGTTGACGTTATTGCACTGCCTATAAATTTTTGGTGATAAAGCGTATTGACTTCTGTTGTAGTCAATGCAGTGGCATAAATTTTTACACCGTCTATCAGGCCGTTCATCGTATTAGCCGATGCCTGCGCACTGATTTCAAGTCTGCCATTTTTAGAAAATTGCCTGCCTGCAAAAGTACGCGATCCGCCGTGCTTGCCGTTTACAAAACAACGCATGGTAGATCCGTCATAGACGCCTACTACATGGTGCCAGTGGTATTTGATCAAATGATCACCGGGATGCGCAGATGCGGTTACTGCTGATGCAACGCCTGCGCTGACAATAGCAAATTTTGCGTGACTGCTTGAATCACAATAGAGCAGAAACCCATTACCTGATTCATTGTAGGCCACGACATAGTTACTGTCCTTGTGCTGGTTGATATTAACCCAAGCCTCGACAGTCACAACACCGGACACGATAGCCGACATAGACGAAACGTAGGCATAGCTCGATGATCCGTTACAGCCTATAGCAAATATATTGTAGTTGGCCGTATCTTGACAGGTGTTGCGCGTATTGTAGCACTCACTGCCTGCTGCCAGTGATGCGTTGCACGGTATTTTTCCATAAACATTACTGCAACGATCAAGCGCCATTTCAAAAATGGTAAACGGCTGCCTGCCTATTTTTTTATTAAGTACATCGTGCGCCATTTACTTGTCCAACATCCTTACATTCAAATCAGCACGCATCAAAGTTGTATCACTATAGCGCGGCGGCCTGATCCCGCGCCGTCCTTCGATCCAGCAAAACGCGGATTCAGCCGGGTAATTCTCCATATCCCATGAAAAGAAAAACGGTTTTGTCTCAGCGTGCTCAAAAAACGGGTTTAAGGTATTACGCACCCAATCAGGATCTAATAACTGCAATCCGATCCGTGTCTCTAGTGCTTGGTACTTGACTGATCTACCAAGCAACAAGCCCGTATCACTGATATTAGTATTGTACCGCGATCCCCCTGCCATACCCGGCGGCACAAAGCCTTTATCAAGGCCACGTGGTATAGATAAAACGTTACCTATTGATACACAGGTCAAAAAGGTTGAAACCGTGCAACTGGCTATACTGATCCGCCAGTAAGGTTGTATCGTTGACGACCATACTTTGAAAATAACCGGATCATCCGTATCAGGCGTGATCGTAGATGTGGCATTAGTCCAATCTGTACCTGTCGATCCATATTGGAAGGTAACACGTGATCCCTTACTGCCCAGATTGTGCCTGAAAATAGCACCATAGGAACACGTTACACCGCCGCTAATATATGCCTGTAAATTCTGCGTGCCAGTGCTGGCAGGCTGCCAAAAATCATAAGGTGCCCAGTCATAGGCGTTTTCTTTAGGACCAGCGACAGATTCAGCCGATGCAGATACAACGGCACTGGTGTAGATATTGTGATAACCGAAACGTGGTGTGCTCATACCCTGATCTCCACGCCATCACCGATCTCTTCATTGATCCGCCTGATCAAATTGCGCACAGCGGCTTTTGAGATCAGTTCATCATCATCGCCAAGATTGACGCTAACTTGTGTCTGCTGCTGCGCCTGCACATTTTGCGGGGCTAGCGGCTGGTTAGGTACTTGGGTAACAGGTGGCGCGGCGGATGTGACCAAGGATGGCACGGCACCACCACCAAAGGACTGCGATTTTATAGCATTGACATTGGCAAACCCGGCGGCGGCTACCAGTGCTGCCATAGGCGGGCCTATGATCGGTCCTAGTTCCCATGCTTTGTTCATGCCTTCATAAGTGCTGATAATAGCATTGGCAATACTGGCCGCTTTGTTTATCTCGAACGCGGTTTTGTTGTACCTAGCAATACCTGACGTTAGTGACGTTAGTTCGCCAATGATAAATTTACTTTTCTGGCGTAAGTTAAGCTCTTCAAATTTACGCCGTTGCAGGATCCCCTGTGCTTCCAAGTGACCTAATCTAGCTTGGTGCCTTAGTTCAAGTTCCTCCCGCTGCTTCAAAAATTCTTCCTCAAGCAAAAGCATAGCCTCATTGGCCGCCATAGCCTGCGCCATGGTGCCCTCGGCAGTGATATTCTCAAGCTCCATGCGGCGATTACGGTAGTCCAGTTCCAATTTTTCCAGATCGGTAAGGAACATCCGCCGTGTTTCAAGGATCAAGCGATCACGTTCTTCTGATAGTCGCAGTTCCTCTTTAGGATCGAGCGCACCCCCACCACCTGCCTCATCAGGCGCACCGGGTACGGCGGCACCGGGCGCTGACTTGGGCTTCTGTAAATCTTCTATTTTCTTTTTAAGTTCATCAATGACAGATACAAGCAATCGTGCTTCTTCTGCTAATTTTTGGAACCTTGACTGTGCTACGGAAGCCTGTGACACATCACCTGCAGCCTGCAACCTGTTCATGCGTATAGCCGCTTCTTCAAGCTCAGTGGAAAGTTCCTTGTATTGATCAGTAAGTTCCTTTAATTCTTCGGTAGCGGCGTTTAGTTGCAACGCCTGCTGATTGCCCTGCAATTCAAGCAATCTGGTATTTAAGTCTTTTACTGACCGCTGTGCTGCATCGGCACTGTCTCCAAATGAGAACAATGCCGTAGCGCCTAGCAGTACCAGCCCACCGGGGCCGCCCAAGAACGCTAACAGGCCACGCAATCCTACCAGTGAGGCACGCAGTATTGACGCACGCTGCTGTGCTGCTGTAAGGCGCGTAGCAAACAGTAGGGCATTCCTGCCAGCGATCAAGAACGATGTGCCAATAGAAGCTATTAATGGACCTAAGAAACGTGCAGCACTGAAAGCCAACAAGGCTTTTAAGGCACTGCCTATAAGTCCTATGTTATCTTTTATTACAAATGTCAGTTTGCTAATAGACTGCACAAATCCACGTAGTGCGTCAGTGTCACCAAATATCTCAATCTTCAACTCTTCTAATGCGCTGCCTAGTCGTTTCAAATCGCCTTCAAGATTGTCAAAATTTGTTTGTGCCTGTACAAATGCAGTGTTTGTGCCTTCTAACTGTTCGGCAAGCTCTGCTACTGAGTCTGCTTCTGCTACAAGTTGTTGCGCAACAACAACGGCACGCAAACCAAACATTTTATTAAGCTCATCGACAGATAAATTCATGGCACGTAAATTTTGCAGCGCCTTTGTTAGCCCTACTACTGACGGCTTCAAATTTTTGTTAGTAGATGATTCAAGACGCAACAATACGTTTCTTAGGCCAGTGCCAGCGTCACTGCCTTTTATTGCGATCTTTGCAAGTTGTTGAATAATGGAATTTGTCTCTTCAAAAGATATGCCCATTGACGCGGCTACCGTACCAGCCAAGCGCATAGCCTCTGCCGTTTCAGTTATCTCAGACGCACCCAGCCTAGCACCTTCTGCCATAACATTTATAAAACGATTTGCCTGTTCAGCACCAGCGCCAAATTGATTTAGTGCACCGCCCAATGCCCTAGCAGCATCAGGTAATGATATGCCAGCGGCCTCAGCCAAGGTAACGGCGCTTTGTGTTACTTGTCTTAGTGCTTCAACGTTTTCAAGCAGATCAGGTTTAGCACTGGCGATTAACTTAAATGCTTCCGCAGCCTGCGATGCAGATAATGTAGTAGCCGCGCCCATTTCACGCGCAGCATCGCGCAGAAACTCCAGATCCCTACCAGTAGCTCCAGTTATAGCTGATAGATTTGAAATAGATTTTTCAAATCCTATTACCGTGTTTATAGAATCGCGCAGTATTAGACCGGCACCCAAACTACCGATTAATGTTCTTACTGAGAAAAGGGATTTTTTAAGACGATCAAATGCTGTGCTAGCACGGCCAACAGACTGCTCGGCGCGTGTCGCCATGCGATTCAAGCGATCCTCTATGCGCCTTATGCCGCTTTCAGATCGCTTGGGATCGATCTCAATGCCAAGTTCAGCTATTTCTGTTGCCATTTTTCAACTTGGCTTTATGTTGATTTACGTTCTCATCGACAAACGCATGATCCATTTTACGCAGTAGGAATACAAATTCTTCTACATCGTCAATGCCGTACAAATCACAATAAGCCTTGATCTCCGTCAGTGGTATGTAAGAAAAACTATCCGCCCTACTACATGACAATATATTGAAAGCATCGACGATATAGGACAAATCTTCAAAGTATTCAGGCTTGTCCTGCAATGCTTGTGGCATTTTTCCGGTATCCTCATAGATGCCTTCAAGAAATTCTATATGCTCCCCCCATTGCGCCACCCAACGGACGAAGTTAGCTAGTTTTTTGCCGATTCCTCCAGTTCTTCCTGTTGATAGACCTCCATATCAGACGCAAGTGATACGACAAGCTCCCTGAAATCCTTGTAGGACGGATCTGAAAGGATCTGGTAAGCCCGTTCCTCGCTATAAGGCACGGGTTCACCATTTTCCTCAAGGCCACTCCAACCCAGTAACACAGATTTTGCAATGGCCTTGTTTAGCAGTTCCTCGACAACCTCATCACTTAGCGTGTTGTTACGGATCATAGCCTTGTAAGGCTTCATCAAAATCTTGAGATGGTTACGGTATGCACTATTGCCAAGTCTTGCCAATTTTAGTTGCGTACCATTTCCAACTTCTACCCAAGTACCCTCCTCTTCTAGTTTTCTATTGGTTTTGAAATCTGAAAGATCCATAACTACCTCTTATGTTAATCTAGAATATCGAATTGAATAGCATAGGTGCCGGTATCGTCAATGTAAGCACCCCAGCTAAAGTCCTGCATAATATCTGCATTACCTCCACCAGCCGCAACGTTGCCTTCTGTTAGTCGGACATTAGGGATTGTGATAATAATACTCTGTCCATCAGCGTCATCAACTTGGAAACGCAAAAGTGTGCTAGTGCCGTTCACAAATTTATTAAGCACATCATTGTTTTCAAAGTACGCTGATAGCGATCCAGTAACTTCACAACGACCTGTTGCAACACCAGCCAGTTGATCACTGCCAACCTTGTCCTGTTCACGTGGGTTATTGGCAAGTTCAATAGAGATGCTTTTGAACACGATACCACTGATCGTTTCACCACCTTCCCATATCCTGCCTACGTTGCCGCTAGCATTCATCACGCTGTTGTTACTAGCCGGGGTAGTAGTGCTGGCTATGGTTGCACTGGTAACAGTGATGCCTTTACCCGTAAACGAGAAACTACCAGTCAGGATCGCACGTGATTCGATATTGAGCGACATACTGCCAACACGCATACCGGGGAATTGGTGTACCGCACTTGCCACGTCCTGAAACTGTTTCTCAATCGTGTAGCTTTTTGGTGTGGTACCATTGCGTGCCATCTTTCCTTGCATACGTGTAGAAGCAGCAAACACCTCACTGGTAAATGATGCTGCATTGCCGCTGCTAGCATCCGCCAAAAACGCAACATAGCCGCCACCACCTAGGGAACTTACATGAGTGACACGGTAATCACCGTCATTTGAAGATGTGGTAGCGTTTTTGACACGGATAAACTGACCTGACACTAGTGCCACAAGTGCCGAATTATCTGCTTGGATGTGTGCGCCTGAGAACCGCGCTGAGGCGACGTTTGTGCTAACTATGGTATTGGTAAACGTATCCTGTAGCGCACCCTCTATGAACGCATCCCAGTCTGAAAACCGCATCTCAAAGCCAATGTCACCGCTGGCACCGCCACCTACTTTGATAATGTCCTCTACATTGCGATCAGCGCGGATCGTTTCAGACGTGACGGTATTAATGTCTGATTTAAGGCTTTCAGATGTAATAGGCAATACTTTCATATTGGGGCCGGACGGCGTGGTGCCCCAAGTCGTCTCTTCTACAAAAGAAACTTGTGTACGGTTTGAATCTGCAAAATTTGACATTGTGCTCCCCCTGAAAAGTCAGTATGTCCGGGGGAGGCGATTGGTGCGAGGCGTTTGAGCGAGGCTAACCAGCGTGCCCGGTTTTTGTAAGTATATGCACTATATGACTACTGTCAAGGTTGATCCTTTTCATCATCCTGTTTTTCAAGCCAAGTTTCCCATGCCTTGATCATGCCTTTGAAAAGGCGGATCAACGTCTCATGCAATACACGTGTAGCGGGTTTCATGCACTGTAAACACCGTCCCAGTAAAATGGGATGCTAAGGATCATCATATACCACCCATCTTTCAGGATCCCTGTGCTAAGTGACGCCTCCCTGCAAGTGATGCCGTTGAATTGTTTATCACGGAAAATATCAGCCAATAAATCAGCGTTTTCCCTTATTTCCTTGGTACCTGTATTTTCTGGTGAATACAAAGAAATTGATATTGTGCCGCTAACGCGATGCACACCGGGATTGCCTATATTGACGCGCCGCACGTCATCCTCGAATATGCGTAAACTGATCCACGATTGATCTTTAGGTGGCGTAAACGGCACGTTATCATACGCAATTTGCGTTAGCGCCCAATTGCTATCCAGACGTTTTTCTATGTCTCTACGCGCTGTAGCAAAGCTCATTTCAATGCACCTATTGCGTCATCGAGGTACAATCGTATCACGTTCATAGTACGTTGCACCATTTCCCCCTTGTCAGGTTGTTTGAACGTGATCCCTTCACGCGGGTATTCCAAGTAAACTATGTACGGCAGATTATTTGTAACAAAAAACTTGGGTAGGTCATCACCCGCGCCTAATGACACTGGTGGCGCAGGCGGATCAGGCAAGCGCGTACCTTTGGGCGGCTTATCAGGGTAACTAGAATCGATCTCATTTGCAGTAATGTTCCAGCTAGCCCGTGCCCAACCCGTATCAACCGGCGTTTTTTCTACAACACTTTCAAAAGCCTTAAATGCAGTTAACTTGGCAACTGTGCCGACGTTAATTGACGCCAGTTTAGCAAATTCCTTGATCTTGGCAGAAAATTCCTTTTTGTTGGTTATGCGCATAACCATGTTATGACTTCCTAAGTTGCAGATCCCAAATAGCACCTACTGGATCTTGCTTAATATCGACAACAGCATAAGCAACACTAGCGCCAGCTTCAACCAGTTCTATACGATCATGCAGTTCCGGTACTACCGGCAAACTGGATTGTGGAAACAAAAGTTTCAAATCAGTTGGCAGTATCTTCTCATTATCAATCTGAAATGATTTGTATTTTGAAAAAATACCGCTGACTGCATAAACACTGTTTTGATCGTTGACTGCGCCAGCCGATACATTGTACACCGTAGAAACTTTAGCGTAGTAACTAAAGTCCTTTGGTATATCGCCAACGGCGTTAAAAACCGTCTTGGCTGCGTTGCGCAATGTATCAGCCAATCCCATCAGGGACCTACCTTAATACGAAGTTTTTGTTTCCATCGCCTGCTATTAGGTGCAGGCGTGAAAATTTTACTGGTTAATGTGTAACTTGTATTTGCATTGCCGACACTAGGCTCTACCCATATAACAGTTTTAGTGCCGTTCACTTTCGATGATGAAATAGATAAGGCACTTGGCGTTACTGACCATACCGCACTTGCAATAGTATCACTAACTTCTGCCAAGAAAGCAGACCATTCAACTGTAGGCGCGAATCGTGTGCCGGGCAGCACATTCCAGTACGGTACGCCGTCTGAATCAACTTTTATGCTGCTCATGGTTACGGTGCCGCGCTATCCTCGATCTCAATATCGAAGGCCGTGGTGTTCAAGCTATTGCCTGCTGTCACTACCTGTGTACTGGTAGGCACTAGGTAACATACAAAAGCACTTGTGGAATTGACCAGTGCCGTGTGCGTTGCAGATCCCGTTGTCGTTACTGAAATACCTGAAACAATTGCCACGGTCATCTTCCTGCCGCTAACGTCACCATCTGCCAAGGTAAATACAGTAGAGGCGATTGCAATAGAGGCCAGAGCATGTGCTTTTGCACTGGCATAAGTCATGGGATGGACACCACTGCTCATAATGAACATTTTTTCAGTGTTGTCCTTCACCCAGTTAAGTGCTGCATCTAGCATCAAGTCATTTTGTGATCTGGCCATTTCCTACCTCCTGATATATGTAAAACTATTGGCTGACACTGTATAAGTACCCATTCCAATTCCAGTATTATAGACCATGTTCTCTGATCCAACCATCCACGTAAGATCAGGGTGTGGTATAAACGGCACAGGCGGTTGCCAAGTAATAAAATCTACTGTATGCCTGTGCCTAGCTGACAGTAACTGCATTTTATGCAGTTGTGTCAATAAAACACTGTCAGATTTTATGAGATGCTTGGCTGAACTGCTTTTTAGGTAGTGGGTTTGCCCAATATCATTGGCGTCTGATATATGAACATGCTTGGCGCTTTTTACAGATAGATTAGCATAGTACGACAGATAAACTATATCTGCTGTATGTCTGTGCCTAGCACTGCTTATGCCCAGTTCATGTGTCTGGTTTAGCGTATTTGAATCAGCCTTGTGCAAATGCTTGGCACTTTGTATGCGCAGATCACCAAGAACCTCTATGCCTATGTTATCTGCCTTATGTAAATGCTTGGCACTGTTTACAGAAAGATTATGTACCTGTGATATTGCATTCTGATCTGCTTTTTGTAAATGCTTGGCGCTATCATTAAACAGATTGTGAGTTTGTACTAAATCATTCTGATCTGCTTTTTGTAAATGCTTGGCGCTATTTACGCTTAACTCATGCGTCTGGTTTAGTGCATTATTATCTGCTTTTTGTAAATGCTTGGCACTAGTGACAGTTAAATTATGCGTCTGTAAAATTTTGTTGCTATCTGCTTTTTGTAAATGCTTGGCAGATTTAACATCGAGGAAAGCAGCACTGTCTCCTGCCGTAAAAGCCTCAAACGCTATTACAGTAGCGGCAAATCTGGATACAGTCGTATTTTCTGACCATTCCTGCATTTCAATAAGGCCAGATACGATTGACGATTTATAACTTGAAACTGTCCCGCCATAGGTACCGCCAAAATCCGCTATTTCAGTTTGCGCCGACCCCTGCGCTAATGCGCCTGTAGATTTTCCAGTCCAGCTAATGCCAAAGTAATCAACCACCAACACACTAGCAACGGGGCTAGTAACAGTAGCAGACATAATTTGCGACGATGAATAATTGCTAGTATCCGCTTTTTGGACGAAGATAGATGGATCAGCCTGTTTTACATTTGTTACTTCATGGACCTGCCAAATATGCCTTTGACACGCACCGTCATTATTGACGACTATATCAATTACTGTAGAAGCCGCCGTTGTACTTGGCAATGCGCTGCCATATACAACGTAAACATCTGAAACAGACGAATAAGGACTTTCTTCAGCACGTATCAAAGTGCCGACTTGATTAACGCCACTACCTATGCCGCTGTTTACACCGGGCGGATCTACTTGTATTGACGCTGTACCATTGTCAGGTTGGGATGAGTTGTCTTTTGAAAGATTTGAAATGACCAACATTCTGTTGGTATTTGAGGACGATATAACTACTGGTATGGTACTGCTTACAGTACCAAAAAGATTGGACGTACCCAGTAGCTTTACTGCTGCAAATGCCACTTATCATGCCCTCACCAAGTCAACGGTCTTACTGCCTCCACGTTTTCTTAGCTGGCCATAAGGCTCTACAAACGCTATAACTGAATCAGGCAGTGCGCCGTATTTATCACGATCCAATTTATCGATCTCAAGTTCTAAATCGCCTACCTTCAAACGACTAAAGCCTAGCGTATCTGGCTGCCCTGTTGAATCAACTTGCAACAAGTAACCTGCAAGCTCAGATGTTGCGTTTTTAATATCGTCAGGGATAACATCACTATCAATAGCCCAACCATCACGGGTATAAACATCATAACGTGGCCAACGTAGTGCCTGATCTTCCTTGGTAATATAGCCCTTCCAATCCACCCATATATCCAGTAAACGGGTAGCAAACATTAATGCATTTTGCTTATCGGCATTAGTAGCAGCGTCCCACGTATCCTTGTAAATGCGCGTAGCCCAATAATCATCAGCATCAGCGACCGTTACATAAGAATTTGCACTACTGCCACCAATAGTTGTATCAAATATAACGGCCATGCAGCACCTCCATTATACGACTATTTCAATATCTTCAATTTGCAAAGCATGCAACATCAGTTGACGTTCTTCATACCATTCATCACCAAACTCACAATTTCTGAACTCGTTAAAGCATGGTGTACCTACAGTATAGTGCACAATCTTGGCATCAGGGTTAGGCGGGTATTCGCTAACCAAGTGATTCCATTCAGGCCCAAGTTCACCAATTTGTTCATCCTTACACCATTTGAACTGGTGCAATTCAAGACCCGATGCAGTATTTACATATTCAGGCGTTAATCTTTTGCAGGCAGAATGAGAGTTATTGAACACTATTACAGATGACCAGTTTTTACGCTCGTACTTGTATTGCACTGTGCCCAAGTATTTTATTTCATCGCGTGGCGTATATTGGTGCTTAACTACACTTACCGCAGTACCAAACAAATCGACCTGATCGATCAGTTCCTTAATATCGCAACGCACCAGCATGTCACAATCCATGAAAATAGACACGCCTTTATAGCCACTAAGATATGGGACCAGAAAACGGGTAAAGCTAAATTCATTGCTTTGTTTATCGTCAATTGGACGATCATGGATTGCTTTTAGCATAGATCGTTTTACTGGGTATATGGCAACAGGCACACTGGCACGTGAAATGATCGAATGAGATAGCACGTGATACGCAACAGCCTCAACTTGATCAAAACCAATGAAAATTTTAACAACTTCACCGGGTCGTACACTTTTATCAATCACTGTACCATCCTCTTATCGTCATTTAAGTAAAGGTTTACCGCACTTTTAATATGCAGCCATGCAAGACCATTGCTAATTTCATCTAAATTCCATTGAGCGTATGCGATCCTGTTTGCCCACTCATCCCTTTCATACATCACAGGATTTTCTATATCAGCCAAACTTTTATTGGCGATATCCCATACCATTGACCCAATATCAAAAGCAAAGACAGGTACACCGTTCAATACAGCGTCCACGCCAATGTTTGAGTTGTAACAAACAACGGCATGTGAGTTTTCAAAATCATCCTCCAAACGTCTGATAGAAGTTTTTGCACCAAGTATTGAAAAAAACTTGTTCATCGGTGCAAGGGGATGTGGTCTGAAAATAATTTCCCTGTCAGTTATTTCTTTCAATATATTAATAACTGTCACGCACCAATTAATAATATCCACATTTTGCACGCTGGCATCAGACGGAACTTGACCGGCTACAATTATGTGGTCACCTTTGTCCCTCCACTCCTTCATCTCCACGTCAAGATTTTGGAACCTGTCACTAGGTACGAAAAGATTATTGAAGTTGGCCCTGCCGTTTAGCCCGTTCAGACCAACCGCATAATACCTGTCACGCTTTATATAACCACGTTCAACGACAACGGTAACACCACCAGATGCACGCTGCCCTTGCATAACGTGTTTTCTAGGATAGCTGATCGGCACGTCTTTTTTGCCTATGCCAAAAATTACCGCTACATCACAGCATCCAGTTTTATACGTCTCTATTGGCGCAAGCATAATATCTTTTTCACCAGACGCCATCAATCCATTGTAAAAACTATTCAATGCAGTGATGTGCATTTGATTGGTGCTAGGCACAAATACGATTATTTTCATCGCTATGCACTCCTATGTGCAAGAATGACTAAAGTTTTACCGTCATCCGCATCTTCAAACACCGTGCCTTCATGCTTGTCATACTGTGTACATATTTTATCGACGTAGTACCCGGCACTTTTAACCAAGCCTAAAAATTCTTTAGGTGTGTAATGCCTATAGTGAAATGGATGTGTCTCACCTGTAAACGGCACAACATCCTGATTAGGGACACTGCAAATCAATGTATCTGCGAATCCCTTAAACACGTTCATCAAACTATAGTGATCTTTAACGTGTTCGATAGTTTCAAACGAAACTACCACATTAGGCAAACCACCAACATCAAGAAAACTACCTGCATCATGGCATAGCCAAGTTATGTTTTCATGATCATAATAAAACTTGCCAAACTCAATAGATGCAGAGTCTATGTCAACAGCCAACACCTTGACCCCAGCATTAGCCATGATATTAGCGCCGTACCCTACACCACAAGCAAGATCAACAACACGCTCAACACCGAGATCGCTTAGTACCTTAGCTGCCCATTCATACCGTTTTACGTGATCATTGGCGATCTGTCCTAAATTTTTGCCAACCTGTCGCTCACCCGTATTCTGTAAATTTTCCATTACACCGCCTCCCTGCGCATCAACCTGTTTTCAAGTTCAGGGCTACGGCCCATTTCTTTCCTGTCAGGCCCTTTTAAGTGGTCCATGTACTTACCTAAAACAGAATCGACAAATGGATGATCTGATGAGTGGCCTTTTGCCAAGTTATTAGACGGCACATTTAGCAGTTCACGGATAAAGTCAAACACGTAACAATCATGCCATTGCCCAAGCATGCGGAACGCGCCTGTGCTGTACGCATCCCAATACAGACGCATAAATTGTTTGTGGACTTCATAACTTCGATTAAATGCCATGAAACCGCACTCACTGAAAATCCCCGGCCTGCCTAAATAAGCCAAGTATTTCCCATCTAGCACAGTTTCAAAAAAATCATCAGGCAAGTTTGAATGGAAATACACATCAGCATCGATCCAAATTAAGTGTGGATCGTCCGTCATTTGATCAGCGGTTTTTATTGAAAATACCTTCCTGAAAAATCTGAAAGCATCGAACCTGAAATTATATATGGGGTCTTTCGCATTCTTATCCTCAAGATTGCGGACAAGACCACGAAACAACGGATCTGAGTTTTGTATCGTTTTGCAAAATTCTACAAACTCGTCATAGGAAACAAGATTTTCATAAATTAAGCGATCATCATCAGGTCTATTAGATGGTGTGCTATTCTCATAAAATATCGTCAATTTATGATCATTGGTATGTTCTAAAAATGTTTCTATGAATTTTTTGCCGTATAGATGATAACCTTTTTGACTAAATGACGTGACAATCATTTACTGATCTCCGTAAGTTTTTCTAGTTGTTTTCTTTTTTGATCGCGTGTTGCGCGTTGACGATTCATTCTCAGATAATTTGACTTCCTTTTTTTCCTGTATCTCTCCTGATCCTTGATCTGCCTCACCTCCTGTCAAATTACAAACAAAATCAAACATGGAGTACAGGGATTTATTTTCTCTGTACTCCGATTCATCAAGGATCAACTCACGTCGTTTAATCCTATGTATTAGCTTGACCTTCATTGCGGATTTTTACGCGGTCTGCCACGACCACGCTTAACAGGCTGCTGTTCACTATTATCCGTTGCCGTCACGCTACCATTGGTTTCTTCCTTTTCCCCATCGGTGACGGGCGCTTCTTCTTGCCCTTGGGATGCTTCATTTGTAGTCTCCTGTTCCTGATTTGTGTTATCACTAACAAGTTCCAATTTACTGCCATCATGCAATTCACCAGTAACGATAACAAAACGATCATTGGTGATCATGCTACTACGTGCATAGTCAACAGCATTGACAGTAAGTGTTCTTTTCTTCTTTTTGTCAAAGATACGTACCACCTCAGTTTTCATACCGTCCTCCAATTATAAAAAAGCCCCGCCCAGTGGGTAGGCGGGGCAAAAGTCCCGTGGATCAACCTGCCAGTCGCGCGGCAAGTTCGGGACGAACCAGTTTAGCACCCCACAAAATGTCAAACTCCCACGTAACCTGCTTGTACTGGCGGGAAACTTCCAGACGTAGGGTAATACCAGTCTGCGGGTCAGTCATGGACATGATACGGCTACCCAGTGCCATATCCTGTGTGGACTGGACCAGCGGACGGTTAGCAAATGCAAACGCATCACGGTGGAACACAAGGTTTACAACATGTGTACCCTTTATCGTGATCGCCTCATTGGACACATTGGCCTTTAGAGGCGGATCAAAGGAAATCGCAAACTGCGCACCTGACGTTATCGCCGAAACCGTCTGCTGTACCACATAGGTCTGCGTATCACCGGCAATGGTGAAAATATCACCCTTCAAGATATTGCCCTGCGCTGAGGCAGAAGAAATCTTGATACTGGACGCACCTGCCAGCGCAGCGGAAGCCACTACGGCACCCGTTGCAGACAATGATCCTGCCGTATGCGTAGGCACAGCATCATCAGCTACCCAGTCAAGGCCGAACTTACGACCAATCTCACCTTCGATCTTGACCTGTGCTGACATAACCTTTTCAGCATCACTGAAAGGTGACAGTGCCAGTGCATTTGCCTCAGCATCATAGTCCAGCACACCACGGCGGTTAGTACGCGGCGCACGCTGCTGGTTTAGCACCTTACGTGAATCCGTAGCACCCGTAACCGTGGATGCAAACGGCGTCACACCTTCCGTGCCAGCAAAACCATAGACACCCTTGTACTCGTCAAGAATGTCCTCGTTAACAACATTGGCGAGCGCACGCACTGCCTCACTTACCTGCATAGGCATAAAGTGCGCATTACGGTCAATCTCCACCATTTCCTTGTCAGTCAGGTAGAAATTAGACTTTTTCCAGTTGTTAAGCTGGACCTGTACCACGCCCGGCGCACTGTTGGGCGCGGACGAATATACAGGTGCCGGGGTTACATCGGATGCCTGCTGTGCGGAAGGGATCGGCACGTCAATCGTCTTACCTTTCTGTGCCGCTTCCGTTGAATAATCACCGTTGACCAGACGCGGCATGACAGCCTGCTCACGCAATGCAAGCAGCCCACGCGCCAGAATCTTCGGCATGATGTTGTCGAGACTATTAGCCATATCTACATACTCCTATTCATGCTCATGTTCATGCTCATGTTCAAATTGGGGATACTCACCGAGTATGTAGGCCAATCACCGATCAGCCGCCAAGGCCACTTACCTCAATCTTACCGGCTGCAATGGCCTCAATGTTTGAGTTAATGGAATCCTGATCTTTGGCACTGACCTGCCCCGCACCTTCATTACCACCTGAGCCACCGCCAGCACCACCGCCAACATTACCCTCAAACAGATACGGGGCTTCCTGTACCAAAGCCTGCGCCCACTCACTCATGGAGATCGGCTTCTCACCATCTTTCCCATACATTGTGTTCCCTTCGGAGTCGATGGGTACGGGAGAACCGTTATCGTCCAGTGCCCACACACCCCTGCCTCTGGCAAGAATGTCCTGCATGGCACCCTTCCTTACCGTAGCAACCTGCGAAACCGCCTGCTGCAAGGAATTATCAATCACTACTTCTTCAAGGCGCTGCCTGTAGTTCTTTGCAGAATTGTTGGCTTCCTCAAGTGACTTGGTAAGCGCCTCGATCTGACCTTGAAAATCACCGCGCATACGCTCGGTACGCTGGTGCAGAAGTTCATCCAGTTTGCCAGCATCGATCAGCTTTTGATCTTCAATGTTTTGAAGTTTCTCAAGCGCCTCACGTGCTTTTTCAGCGTCGATACCGTCATAGTTCTTTAGCTGTTCCTGCATTTCAGCGATTTTCTGCTGCATCTGCTCAGAATCGCTTAGCTTCTTTTTAAGCTCGATATTGTTATTGCGGAACTCTGAAAGTTTGCTCTTAAAGTCCTTGTCGTCTGCATCCAGTACGTACTCATCACCGATTTTCGTGTAAAAGGAATGCAATGCCTCCGGCACTTCGTCTAGCGAATTAACAACGACCTTTATAGCCATGTTTGGATCACCTCTTTCATCTTGTTAGTTAAATATAGCACGTTATTGAAAACTCACACATTCTTTCAAAAACGCTTCATCCTTGTATCTTAGACTATGCGGCAGCACTTTGCCAAGTATCTCAAAATCCTGTTCACTATACTGCTTGGCCACCTGCGCCAAGGCAACCGCGCTGGCCAACATATCAGGCCGTGTATGCCAAACTTTTAATTGCAAGTTACCTAGTAATGCTACTTCGTCTTCATCCAAATCATGCTTATTAGCCGCCTTTTCCGATAGTGCCCTGTATAGCGTTTGCTCAGCCTGTGTCATCTCCACACGGCCATTGTCGCACATATCCACGCCGGGGCGGTTATTGGTGCCGTCCACGTAAAAAGACTGCCCTGCCCGCCAACCGCTGTCCACACCTGCCAGTGTGATAGGCAGGCACCCCATATACAAAAATGCTGATAAGGCACGGTTGATCACGTTGTACCCACCGCCCATGCAATCAGGGTTATCAAACAAATCTTGGTACAACTTCACTTCATTTTCAACGCCACACGCTGAATGGAATATCAACACTTCTTCATCTTTCAGGTAGTCAAATAGCTTGGGATCACTACTGGATGCAATGATGTGTTTTACACCGGGCGCTTTGTAGATTTTTTCAGGGCAAGCTATGTGCGCACCGGGATCCATGCTTACGGCATAGTCAATTTTGAACCCCTTGTCATGCAAAAACTTAATCGCCTGTTTACAGGCTACAAGCAATGCTCCGTTTTCCTGTCTCTTGCGTATAGCGTCTAAAACATCTTCATCGCCCAATGTGTTACCACTGCCGCAGATCACCGCAGCTTTGCCCTTTAGCATATCCTTCTGGATCATGCCATAACCGTGGTTTCTGTGCAGATCGCTGGCATGTTCTATATTGCGTTTATAGTTATCTACGTTAGGGTTAACGAATTTAATACGCGGCTGTTTATTAAAATTCACACTATAAGGTCTTACATGCTCAGGCAAAGCAAATTCTCTATCCTGCATTTTTTAGTACCTTTGTTTTACGCATAAAAAAACCGTGGCACAACAGCACCACGGTTTACCGTTACTGCAAACGCTGTAAGGTTACTCAAGCATTTTGTTAACCTCCTTTTCACTGAACCCAAGGCGCAAGTAGAAGTCACGCTCACTTTCTTTGCGCACATCACGCTTGGCAACCTTGCGCATAGGGCCGCTAGGATCGTTTTCAAACGCACCGGCAAGGATCGGATCACCGTCCGCATCCTTGATACGCTTGCCGTTGTATTCAGCATATTTAGCCAATAGGCACCTCCTGCCCGTAAGGGCAAACTATTCTGCACCCATAATTGTAATACAAAATCTTGCAACTGTCAACTATCCCTTGGCGATCAACTCCGGCCCAAGTCCTTGATTATCATAAAATTCCCACCTTGAAAAAAATTGCAGTAAATCGTCAAAATTGGCCTCATTGCGGGTATTAGCCAGTATGACTTCCAGCGGCACATACCTGTTTGTAGGCCCCATAAACCGCTTCACAGCCCGTTTGGCGGCGTCCTGCGGCGGCAGGAACATGTAGTACCCCTCTAGTTCATAGCCTGATTCTATGAACCCCTTGGCGCGTGCTATGGCCGATGAACCTGTTTTCAGGGTCATGTCATGGACAATATTAAGCCCACGCTGCCTAGCCCGCTCAGTGATCAAGTCAAAGATATAGCTAGATTCCTCATGCACTTCAAACGCATTCCAACCTTGGTACTCAGGCAGCATCTTTTTTATCTCGTCAGTATCTAAGATTATGAACTCATCCTTGTTGATCACTTCCACACCACCATTTTTCCTAGCACGTGTAAAGGATCCTTTGCCCGATCCACCGCGCCCACCGAACATCACGTATTTTGGTTTTACGCCTTTTGGCGGTTTAGCTTTGCGCATTGATTTAGGGTTAAGGAATTTTTTGATAATGTCCTCATGGATCTTGGTACGTTCCTCATCCCATTTACCATTCTTAAAGTAAATTTTGTTAGTTGGCTTACGTTTTTCAATGCGTGCAATTATCTCATCCATTTTCTTTCGCACGTCATCACCAAACTCGGCAAGTATCGCTTGCTCAGTCAACCCTTTTTCTGCAAATCTGTTGTACCAGTCAGATGCGGATTTGAATTTATGCCTGCGCCTGATCTTGGCTTCAAGTTCCTCAATAGTTAGCGGCCTGTTAGTCTGATCAATCAGATCGCGGGTAGTGATTTGTTTTCTACGCCACATCCTGTATCGCGTAGGCCCTAATATGTCTTTTTGCATAGCTGGCGTCTGCTGTCTAAGCCAGCGTTCATAAGTGAGTCTGCCACCCGGCTTACCTAGAGCCGTGGCCTTTAGCCGCTTACGTTCCCTGTCGTCAAGTTTCTTGATCTTCCTTTTTACCTGCGGATCCTTTGTTAAATCACCAAATGACTTTAACACTGGGACCAGTGTACTGCGGCAATTCCAGTGTGCAGGCGGCGGCCCCTGCCATGCTGCTGTTGTACCTTCAAGTGCTTCGCCTTCCAATGTCCAAGCCTGCCCATCTAGTGATTGGCAGATCGGCGTTGTCCTGCCATCCAGTGTGGACATCCACTGCTGCCCCTTTATCACATCGCTGTTTGCCTTGTAAGTCTCATATCTCGCTTCCTGCGCCACTGCCTGCACACTGGATCTAACTATCGCAGTGGCCTCCCTGCGTGTACTTGGCATAAATCCACGCACACGTTGCGTCATATCCTGTATTGAGCGCCCTACTACGATCCCGTCTCGCAACGTCCGTCTTAATTGTGTCAAATATCTTTTCTTGTTGTTTATTAACCATTCCCTAGTAGGCGCACCTTGGATCAAAGTATCGTTTGCCAATGATCTTAGCACTTGGTTATTTAATCTTTTTGAAAGCAATTCAAAATGCAACGCTGAATTTGTCGTATCTATGATATTGTTAGACTCTATTATTGAAACACGTTTCAGATCGCTGATTATTTCTTTTTCAATGATCTTGTAATAACGATCAAGTGTCTCCTGTGCAATAGTCATTACACTTGTAAGCCGTTTATTTCTAATCAGCATGGAGACAGGACTTGCAGGATCGACACTTTGTAAAATCTTCAAAATGTCGTTCCCCATACCGTTTATCAGTTTGATAATTTTCCTGCGCAAACCGGCTTCAAGGCGCATTAAATTTATATCATGCCTTGTCAAAAGATTAACAATATCATCTGTTACATTGGCGGCCATTTTGTCTTCTACTATCTCTATTAGTCTCTATCGTGTCCCCTTGCAACTGTGCACACACTTTAACACCGCAATCGCAGCATACTCTGCCAGTGAATCCTCACTGCTAACATCCACGGCCACGTTTTTTAGGATCGGCAACACGTCTAGCAGGCATGCTCAAACCTCGTTATCTATTATTGCATCAATCGCAGCTATGATAGTCGCAACATCAATATCAAGCACTTTATCAATTGTCGTATCTTTCACATAGCTTTCATTTACAAGCAATTGATTAATGGGTTTACCTGATGCAATTAATTGCAACGTACTTGCATGCGATAACGTAGAAACTGATCCTGTATCTAATTTTACCAATGTGCTACCTGTCAAACCAAACCTACACTACTTATCGATCCTGCCACGACAATATAAAAACCTGTTTCCTGATTGGTATATACTTACATACTACCCATCAAAGCTGCATTGCGTATATAACTGGATCAGTGTACTCAACATAGGGTAATGACGATACTGGACTCTGTATTCAATAAACGCAGCTACATCGCCAAAATCTCCAACGCCACCGCCTATTTTACGCAGCGGAGTGACGACTAACTTAGGTGACTTATAAAAATCGTTGCTTTCAGCTACGTGCCTGTGAACCACACCTGCTACGGTCAAATTATGCAATTGAAAAATTTGCTCACTGTCCGCTGTGTGCAGGTGCTGACCATCTAATACGTTAATAGATGCGCTGCTTGGCTGCTGTATCAGTCCATGCATTGCAATAGATATTGCAACACCTATCAACAGGCCACGTATTGCTAGTGTTAACGCTCTATTTTTAACGGGCATTTGTGTTTACCAGTTTTCTAGCTACTAAATCAAACTGCCTTGAAATATCACGTAGTGCGCTATTTTCGTTTAGCGAAAACTCTATTAATCTTTCACCACAAGTATCAACAACAAGCATTGATACCCTGTAAAATATGACTTCCTTTCCACTAACGTTGCCTACTTCCCTTTTTACTTCCATATTGGTTATAGGCATGGCACCACCTGTACACTTGTCACCGTTACAGAAGATTCTGGATCGCCAGTTATAGATTGCATAATACTTGCACCGGCATTAATACTGTGCCTTATGTACATCGTTAATACTGGCAATAATGATCCGCCCTCATCAATAAATAAATGAGTAGATCACAACTTGTCTATAAAGGGCGTAACCAATACCACAACACCAAAAAGACCTAATAACACCTACCTCTCAGTAATGTTCACAATGTTTCCATTTTCATCACGTATGTCAAAAGACCTTCCTACTCTTGCTACGCCTACATTATCCTCAATGCTGGTGCCTACTTCCATATCAATCTTGTCTTTCTCATCTTCTATTCCAGTATTTGCAGGTATGATCTCACCTTGGCGCAGATTCCACAAAAACGTGTCTTGGCTAATAGCATTACTTTGCCATGCCTTCATTAGCGCAATAAGTTCATTAGGCTCCATGCGTGCCGATATGAAGTCATCATTTAACAAAAAAGTCGTTCCCTTAACCGTGTTCTCATCTCCCCCGGCCCACCAAACCATTTCACGTAGCACCATCTCTATACCACGCGATACCGATCCTACTATGGTTTGTAAACTTCCTGCGTCACCACCTTGGCGTATGCGCATTGTCTCAGCGGTTTCAGCCTGTTTCTTCTGTTGTTCAAGCAAACGCGCTCCAAGTATTGCCATCAGTGATTCTTTGTCTTTTTTCAAATTACTAAGTGCATCCAATCCTTGGCCTGAAAATTCGAGGTACCCTACTCTCGCATCTGCATTTTCAGTTACCCAAGCAATACCAGCACCGATACGCAATTCACTTTCTGAGTCAAACCCTGCTGCGTATGGAGTAGGTAATGCTGTATAGTGCGCCCCGTGTTCCAAATCAGCACTAGTGCGGTAATGTGACAAGTTCACATCAACCAAATCCAATAGTGGCGGTTTAACAGTGCCGTCAGTTAGTGAGTTAGAATTTATGAAAAAGAAAGGGATATGATCTATACGCTGACCATTGCGCAACGGTATGACAGAAAGGTTTGGATCTATTCCCCATGTAATTGCGCCTGATTGCGTCTTAACTTCTCGGTAAACGTCTTGTGTGTAATAACGCTGCCCATTTTCAAATTTTAATGACAGTACGCGGTACTGTGTTTTAGTCTCCATTTCAAATGCGTCACTGCCTTTAAGTTTCTCATACTCTTCGCGCAAAACAACCATTGTTAGCATTTTCATGCCATCTATAACCGCAGTACGCCAGTTAATGATCGCTTCTGCCAAGTAAACAGCAACATAAGGCCGCGGCTCAGTGACCTCTTCGCTAGGATGATCAACCAACAGCCCTATACGCCCAACCTTCAAAATCTCATCAACTGTAGATTTTGAAAATTGCAATAAATCTACGCAATCATTTGTAACTTTTTCAGTGAAATGCAGGTAAGCATCCATGATCTCAAATGACGGCGGTTTACGGAACACAAGCCCAGACATGCCTTGGATCGTCCTGCCAGTTGCACCGTAAAATAATGCACGATTTTTGTACGCATCATATTCCTCAACCGTCTGCGCACTAAGCCTAGGCAAATACACTGCACCACGGCGCTTTACCGCATCAGTCCCATCAGCGCAATCCCGGCACCTCCGCCACTGATCGATACGCTGCTCATATTCTCTATGATTATGTGTAACCGCCATATCTCACCCCTAAGTCCCAAGTACCTTGATTTCTTTAACTGTAGCAGGTTTTTTGCCAAGTAGGCGGTATCTAGTTTCGTCACCACAATTATGAACAATCGCACCGCTACGTAAAATAAAATGATGCGCATCAGGTACAGTTAAACAATACACATCATGCTTGCCTGATCTCTCTATTCTTACGACCCCAACGCGCACTACATGGCCTGCTACAGCATCTAGTTTTTTGATATTTGTTAACAATGAATCTATTACCACATACTGCGCATATTCTTTCAACGTTATCGACGCCTGATCTAACCCTATACCTTGTTTTGCAAGCATTGGAACAGAATTTCGATGTTTTCTTACCGGCAATTTTAACCATATATTTTTTACCGCACATGACACACTCTTTTTCAATCTCTCTATTAAGTGCACTGGCACAGTTTTTTTCGTACTGTTCCTTATGCCATTTTCTTCCTTCTTCTGAGCTATGCCATTTCTTAGCTTGCTTACAAGCGTTTTTTTGATTTCTTTTAAGACGTTCCTTATTTTTCTCGCACATCCCATGAATGCGTAAATGCTTATCAGCCTCAATGACTTCCAAATTATCAATGTCATTGTTTGCCCTGTTACCGTCAATATGGTGTACGTGGTATCCATTGGGTATTTTGCCGTGGTATTTTTCCCATACAACCCTATGCAACCTTTTACCATTTTTCTGAAAATAGCTGCCACATAAATAATACCTTTCGCCACAAAATTCTTGGATTGTGCTGCTAATTTCTTTAACGTACATTTTTTATGTTCCTCATTTACCCCTGCAACAAAAATACAGTGCCCTACATTTTTTAAGTGCCGTGCTTCTACCCATCCTTGATCTGTAAAAAATAAATGATCTGGTGTACAACAAACACAAGACCCATCTTCAAAAAATACTTTTATAGTATCAGCATTGCTTTCAATCATCCTGCAATTTTCAAACTTTTTATAGCCGTCAATTGTCAAAATCTTTGCACCGCTATTGCACAATGATTTTATAGGAATGAATCCTTTATCAGTTGCTATCTCCTCATCACCGTGAAAACAATGATCCTCAGCATCCGTGTCCACATCCTCGCGGTTCTTTTCCGCCCGTGGCAATACCGGCACAGTACGTATAAACCCATCATTACAAGTATTAAACACGAATAATCCCGGCTCTTCCATAGGCAATTCCAAGGATGCTGCTAACCGTGTACGCAATAGTTCCCATCCCGATACGCGCGATCCTGACGATTTATTAGCTTCTGTCCATTTAACACCTACTGCACGCATATCATCTGCAATACAGTTGTCATTCTGATTGTCATAAATAGAGCTATCCGCTGGACCCGGTTTTACGCGACCGTATATGCCCATCATCTTTTCCCGCTCTATGATCCCCTTAGCAATATCCTTGGCATTCATTTTCAAACCAACATTAGGTTCGCCTTTTTTCCATCCGTACCATTCACCGATGCGGAACAATGTTTTTGCAGGCCACGCTCTTTTAGTGCCGTCGCGCAATATGGCTTCCGTACCATCGCTTTCCGCCCACCAGCCTACCGAAAACGGTCTGCTACTGCCCCAGTCAAATGATCGATCTATGTACCAGCTATCAGGGATCTTAAACGGCTCAATCACATGCACACTACGATCCCATACATCATCGAACATGCCGCCGCTAACAATGTCCCAATCACCCTCCAACATGGCACGGACCAGTTCAGGATCGCCAAGGCCGCTCAACCTGTCCTTATAGTCAGGATCATCAATCATCATGGTCGGATTATCACTAAGGAACGCGGGGATGAACTGGCGCAACATACCGCCTTCCTTTTTTGGCATCCTGATTATCGTGTTTGGTTGTGCAATGTTTACAAAATCCGCCTTTACCCAGTTATGACCTATGCCACCGGGGTTACTGCTATTTATGATCCTTGGAAAGCGATCTTTGTATTTATCAGGTAACACCAGACCCGGCGCACGGACACGTGATCGCAAATAGGCGTAAATCGTTTTTGTGAACATAGTCAATTCATCTACTAACAATAAATGTATTTCAGAACCGTGGTAGTTCATGCGATCTTTTTCATGCTGGCAATGGCACAAAAAAATCTTGCTATTGTTCCAGAATGTGATAATGCCCTTACCCGTATTTATTTTTGCATGCCCTTCATCGATCCAATCTGATAACAGGTTAAAAAATCCCTTTGGTCCCTCCATGTGGTTCTTCCACAGTTCAGGGTATGTGCGGCGAAACAAATAAACCTGTAAACCGGGGATTTCCGCACACCACATGATCGCAGCTATGCGCATAAGGTGACTATTATGCGTAACGATAAAATCATTTGTTATGTATAAATTGTTTGGGTGAGAAACAGAAATACAGACAGTTTCACAATGCCCGGCGGGTTCTATCTTATCAAGATAAAGCCCCATTGACTGATGTTGTTTACTATTGCATCTCTCGGCTTTGCGCTTAACACGGAACATCCTTTGTGGTTCACGGATCTTTATCCTGAGCGTATAGGCTTTTTGCCCTTTTCTTTTTTCACCTTTATACACATAATTCGGTATTTTTGATTTTAATGAAACAATAGCGCCTAACGATCTTGCCAAGTGCCTTACGTCATCAGCCAATTGCTTTGATACCGTTGTAAAATAGCAATCACCATCCTTATCAACAGTCCCGTCTGTGTCCATTAGACCCTGTAGTAAAGACCATCGATCTTCAACGCCGCCAAACAAGTAAATGCGCGGAATAAACTTACTATTTGCCAAACATCCGTAAACACCAAGATCAACCAAGTCATCATAAACAAGTTTTTTCGGTACCGTATATGACTTGGCTTTGTTGTTATTGTTTTTGCCGACAGGATTTAGCTTTTTATCATAGTTGTAAAAATCTGATAAAATGTTATTTATGTTATCAACTATCTCACGATCAGGCGTACAAAAAGTAGTAACGCCACTACGCAAGCACCCATCTCCTAACAACACGCCAAGCAAATACGGTTCTACGGATCGCTTAACGTGTTTTTTTGGTCCTGCATTCTCTCCATGTACGTTAAATGCACATGGCTCAGATATAACAGGGATCGCGATCCTGTTTTTGCGTTTTGTGTTGCGCTGGTAAAACTCGTAAATTTCTTTTGTTGTCCATTTACGCGCCGATGCTTCACCATTAACAGGCACATTACCTATCTTCCTGCTTTTACCTGTCGTCCAAGCAAGCCAAATATGATCGCTATCAACAATGGTTTCACTACCATCGGACCACGTTAACTTGTAAACTTTTTGCTTGCCTTTCGGGTAATAGCCAATAATTTTTTGCACTGTTCCATCAGTTGCACAAATTGCGTCGCCTACCTTTACATCCCTAAATTTTCTCCACCCAAACGGCGTTAAGATAAAATCATCAAATCTCTGCCCTTTTCCGGGGCCTGCGCTTCCGCCGAAGAGGATTTCAGTTGCGGGGGAGTTGAAAACGTAGGCTTGCTTTGGATGAAATGAAAGATCCATATCACTCGTCCGATTCTTTAGTGACAAATAAATACTTGCCGCATTCCGTGCATTTGATACGGCTTACATATCTGTGATCTCGCAAATCAACAAACAGGTAAAAAGAAAACGATCCACAACTACATTGGAAACAATAATCTTCAAATAATTCAACTACGTTATCTTCATTCTTGTTCTTTTTCGCCATCATCATCACCGTCATCAACTACTTCACCATCAATGACATTATAATCCTGTTCAACCTTTGGCATGGTTACATTGATAACAGGCTGTTTCATTTCAAGGCTGCCTTCCAATTCAACCTTGTCCTTTTGGCCTAGGTAGTTTTTACCTAAATGGATCTGCATCTGCGTACTATGGCGCTGTGTTGCGTTGATCCATTGTGCACGGCGCAGTGACGCCTTGCCTTCCTCACGGCCACGCAAAATAACTTCCTTTAATTCAGGATTATTCTTTTTAGCTGTTTGAAGTAGCCTGTATGACATACCAAGCACCGCAGCTATTTCTTCATCGGTGCATTGCAGCATGGCAAGCTGGCGTACCTGCTCAATGTTGTATTCTTTCGATTTTCTACCTGCCGGGTGCTTGTTAGGATCTTCTGGCGTAACCTTAAAAACTTTGCCATTCAAAACATCGGCACGCGGTATCTTGGTTCGGTTAACTTTTTTCTTGGTAACCGATTTCTTTTTAGCTTTTTTCTTAGCCGTTTTTTTCTCTGTAGTTTGATTAGTCATAGTGTGTGAAGAAATTTATGGAGCGTCCGGGTCAGTGTTGCACTGCCGCTGTGCTGTTGGATCAGCCATCGCCTGCTTCGGACGCCGTGAAACTTTTTTACCTTTATACATGCCTATACCCATTTCAGCTATTTTTGAAAAAGGTATCTCAGGCACCGTTAGTTTATCCCTGTATGTTTTATCAATAAAATAAATATACCGTAACTGATAGCCTTCAAGTGGTTTCCATTTACTAAATTCTTTTGACAGCATCTTATGATGGGCTTGCATCTGCTGCATAACTTCACCAGTATCAGGATCAACACGTAAAGTTTTGTTCTCTTTTATCCCGGTTAGTACAAAACCACTAGCCCTATAAATAGTCCCATCACCACATTGTGTCCCATCTGCAAAGCTAATGATCCATTTAATATGTGGATAGTGTTTTTTAATAAGTTTTATCGACACTGCAATAGCCCGGCTTTCGCTATTTTTTGGCAATTTATCACTAAACGCCATACGATTAAGTTCAATAAAGCCATTCCATTTAGTGTCGTCAACTAATTTCACAATCAAATCTTTTCGCATAGACGGCCCATATTGCATAACACCTTCTAACCTGCCTTCCCAAAAAACACCAAAATGCAGTTGACTGTTGGGCACTACCTTGCCGCTATAATGATGCCGTCTTACAAACTTGTTTGCATCAGTTGCAGAAATAGGAACTATTTTCAAATCTTTTGCGCCCATAAAACCGACAAAAATCTTTTAATTATCCAAATGTTTTAGATAGTTTAGACAAATTTCATATATCGCATTGCCATTTTTATTATCGTTCAAGCTATCGTCAACACCATCATCAAGAATTTTATCAATAGCATCCCTGACAACTTCCGCCTGATCACTGTGCAAAGTAAAAGTGATCTGTTCAAATTCACCCTTTCCGCCATCGTTCAAATCAGGGAAACCAGTTGAATCAACATCACCTAAAATACTTTTCAATTCATCCTCGTCAAACCCCGTAAAAACCGTATCCAGATTTCCAAGCGCATCTAATTCACCTTTCAACAAGTCCCAATCCCATTCACTGTACTCAGATGACTTGTTATCAAGAATTCTATAAGCACGCACCTTTTTAGGTGGTAAATGATCTGCAATTATTACAGGCACTTTTTCTAACCCAAGCTCCTTAGCTGCTAAATACCTCGTATGTCCCGCAATAATAACGTGTTTTTTGTCAACAATGATAGGATTTACAAAACCATAATCCCTTATACTTCTAACAACAATTTCAACCGCACTGTCATTTTTACGCGGATTCTTAGAATATGGCTTTATCTTATCTATCATAATCTCAACAATGTCCACAAACCATCCTCCTTACTTTTGTAAGCACAATTTCTTGAAATTGTCTTAAATTAGTACCAAAGTATCTTTTTATATCCTCTTTACAGCCTGCATTAACAAGTTCAAGCGTTATATTTTCAATTACTTTATGATGCTTTACACAAAGCGGTATAAGATTATCTAAGCCATTATCCTTAGTAATCCTATAAGGGACAATATGATGTACTTGTAAATTTTTTGTAGTTCCGCATAAAGCACAAAAAGGAAAATTACTAATTACAGAATCACGTATTGATTTCCACCGACTACCATAATTTCTAGTTCTCTTAGTATCACATAACCATTCATTATAGCATTTGCGACAACAAAAATTTCCAGAACTGTTTGTTTTACCTGTCAACCTGCTTTTTTGTACATAAAATTCAGATTTACAATTTTTACATTGTCTTAAAACTTTTTTCATTTCATTAAATTTTTTATAACAATCCTTATTGCAAAAATTTCTTGCATTTATTTGTTTTTTGTATCTTTCGTTTAATTTACCGCAATACATACAATTAAAAGTGACAAACTCTGCCCGTCTAGGTTTTGGGGCCTTGCCTCCTATAGAACTTGAACAATGTTTGCATCTAAGAGGATTAGAATCCTTGCGCACATATCTTGATTGACCACAGTCAATACAAACTACCTTCTTTACCCAACCATCAGGCATATAATCCTCCAACTTGTCACAACGCCTGCGCCAAGTATGGCACCTGCCCCTGCCCGTTGCCTACCCGTGACAATAACGCCCCACAACGGCTGTCAGGCGGCCTGACGGGCTGTGCCGCAGCCACGAAAAATCAATGACTTACAAGCGTCACCAGTTAAAAACCGTCACCCATTTAATCACCCAATTTTTTTGTCGTAACGTACTGAAAAATATAGTTAATCACCCAGTCACCCGTTTTATACTAAATAAAAAATATATAAAAAATAGGGGATAGGGATAGTAGGGGATCCCTGATCCTCGTCTATATTAAAGTTTGTGCTGTTTTTGGGAAAAAAGGGTGACAGCCGCAACACTATGAATTAAAAAGCAAAATACGATTTTTCAAAAATGCGTGGCACCCGAAAAACGGGTGCCAAATGGCCAAAAGTGTGAAAAAGTGGGTTTTCGGCCATTTTGGCCATACTGCTAGAAAAAATCTAGTTTGGCGTTTTTTCACACTTTGCCAAAAAAAATTGGTGACAAGTTGCAAGCCAATTTGAATCGCGCTATGGTTGCACCCATGGGCTAGTTACAACACATGGTTTGGTTTACAATAGGTTTTGTAGCACCAACCATCTGTTGACTAGCCCTCGCAGTATGTGCTGTGCTATGAAAAGCCCCTTGCACCTACTGTGTGCTTGGGGCTTTTTTTATGGGGATTGGTTTATGGGGTTTGGATCAGAAACGGAACCTGCCGCGCCAACGAAGCGCGAGATCCAACAATTTCAAAAAGCCATGCGCGATGATCTGGCCCGTAGTGGTCTGATCGCATCCCATCTCAAAAAACTTCGCTATGAAGTTCTAACCCCGCAAGACTCACTATCTGAATTTGATTGGCCTAACTGGTCATACCGTATCCCTTACATCGATCCAATCACAGGGGAAGATACAGGGTACCATCGCTATCGTTTCATGGAGGAGGTGGCTAATAGCAAGGGGAAAATCGTCAAGTACATGCAACGCAGCGGTACAACACCGAGGCTTTATTTCCCACCTGTCTATACTCCAAAAAAATGGGCAACAATACTAAATGATCCAAGCCAATTTATTGTGTTCACAGAAGGCGAGAAGAAAGCCGCTAAAGCCTGCGTGGAAGGATTGCCTACTATTGCCCTAGGTGGTGTATCATCATTTAGCTGCAAACGATTAGGGCAACGGTTAATAGATGACTTCAAACTGATCACGCTAAAGGATCGCCGCGTTGAAATTTGTTTTGATTCAGATTTCCGCACCAATGAAGATGTGATGCGGGAACTGCGGCGATTTGCCAAGGAACTCTATCGCGAAGGTGCGGTAGTCCTGTTCCGCTGGTTACCTGACGACTATGACAAAATCGGCTTGGACGATTTTTTTGCCGCTGGTGCGCAGTTGACAGATTATGAACAACTGCCCTTTGACGCTTATGAACAATGCAAGGAAGTATTGGAACTCAACAACGAGCTAGCCTATATAAAAAACGTAAACGCATTTTATAATATAAAAACAGGGACGTGGTACAAAACTAAACCCGCCTTGGTGGATATGGGGTATGCCAACCGCGTTATCATCGATCCTGAGACAGATCGTGAGCATAACGTCGCTGCCTTATGGTTAAAATCCAAGATGCGCCGCACCCATAAAAGGCTGGTATATGAACCGATGCCAATCTATGAGCCGTTTGAATTCCCGTTGATAACAGACGACAATGAATTGAACTTGTGGCGTGGTTGGGGCGCTTACCCTGAGCCGGGCAACTTGGATGATTTCAACAGGCTATTGGATTACGTGTTCGGTGATGATCCGGATCAACGTGAAAATTTTTTGAAGTGGGCGGCATACCCGATCCAGTATCCGGGCACCAAACTGACCACATCCTTTATGATCCAGAGCCCGTTACAGGGATCGGGCAAAAGTTCACTAGGGTTAATACTAGGTGATATATACGGCGGTAATTTCAGTAACGTAGATGCAGGCAGTCTATTTGAAAGTTTTAACTCATGGGCACGTAACAAGCAGTTTGTACTGGGTGATGAGATCACAGCGGATGCGTTCAATAAAAGACGTAGCTCAGATAAGATAAAGAACATGATCACGCGCGAAACGATCAGCATAAACGAAAAATACAAGCCCATTTACGAAGTAAAAGACTGTATCAATTACCTGTTAACGTCCAACCACCCCGATGCGCTGTACTTGGAGGAGTTTGACCGGCGCTTTTATGTGCATACCATCATGGCAAAATCCGTCCCGCCCAATTTAGGCAAATGGGTAGATCGTTTCCGGTTTGGCAATGGTCAAAAAGGCCGATCCGCACTGATGCATTACCTGTTAACCGAAGTCGATGTATCTGATTTCAACCCCAAGGGCGAGGCCAAGGATTCATTTTCCAAGGAAATGATGCGCGAAGCGGGGCGGTCCGATCTGGAACAATGGGCTTGGCAACTGGCTAATGATCCTGACGCGGCGCTGCACATAACCGGCAAGACGTTTGATCGGGATATTTATACAACGGCGCAATTGCTAAAGATATACGATCCTTTGGGTAAAAAGAACGTGACGCTGCATGCGCTTGGCAAGGCGCTGAAAAAATACCAGTTATTCTACAAACAAATCAGGTTTGATAACGGTAAACGCGAAAAATTGATCCCTATACGCAACAGGGACAAGTGGATGAAATGCAAGTCCGCTAAATGGGCCGAACATTATGAACAATCCAAGGTCCATGATCTTGATACACGGCGCACGCCGATCAATGAGAAAAACGGGAATAAAAACAAGAAAAAAGATCAGACATAGTATTTGATATTATCACCTATTAAGATCGTGCCATGTAGTGAGAAAGTAACGTCAGGATCGAGCGATCCACTTTGCCGAATGTGCCAATAAGCGGGAGTGAGACAGGTCCGTTGACAGGGACAAAGAAATGTATCGAGACAAGCCGATTTATAGTAACAGTGGTGATGATCGAACCATGTTCTATTATAGTGACACGCCACGAGATTGAGACACCCTTATTGTCAGTAACACTAACTGTGATCGAAACACCTATGCGCAGCGTACCATCGAGGTGGATTGAAACATAATTAACGATAGTAACATGCTGCTTGATTGAAACGGAGTACATAACAGTAACACGGTGCTTGATTGAAACACTGTACACGATAGCAACACGTTGGTTGATTGAGACACGTCCTTTGATAGTTCGGATACTGAGATCGACCCATACACTTTGACAGTAGCAAAGCAACAGAGGAATTTTGAGATATGCACGTTGATCCCATAATTGACCAACACGCGCCAGATTGCCTGTTAGTGCAGTTCCACGCGATCTGTTGCAAGTGGGAGAAGTGCGTTTATTTCGGAACTAGGAAAGAAAAAGCCGGGTATTATCGTGAATTGAAGCAGTTCTATAAAAAACACGGATTGCCTGATGACACGATAGCCCCGCCTTGCAATTGTGGTAGAAAAATATGCTATCTATTAACTTGAAAGAGGTACCAAGATGCGTAGAAAAAAGAATGCCGAGACTGCGGAAAGTACGTTATTTTCAGAAACACAAACGCGAACCGTTTACACTGTGGAGATCAAGAACCCGTACAACGTGTGGGAGGACGTGAGGAACCCCAGCTATATGGTGCCTGTGATCCCCAGTAGCGTTGCATCCTGTAATGACAACCACCCGCTGATGAAGCATCACAGGATGTTGACCTATGATCAGGCCATGGCGATAGCATGGTCGATCAAGTCGCAAAACGAGCCTTCTGTGCGCGGCGTGCGGATCGTGGGCTATGAAATGGAATGGTCCGTCAAGGCCAATAGTGCGCCGGTCTATGAGCAGGAGATCGGCGGAGACTAGGCTAATGATCAGGCAGGGTGTCTGAGTGTACCGGAACAGATAATCGAGTCGCGAAGATGTATGGTAACAATGGCAATGATCGAGGCAAAAAAAGATAGCGTGCCGTTGAATATGATCGAGCCTTTGAAAGCGATTGGAACACGTGAATTGAGCTAAACAACCGTTTAGATAGTGACACAGTTTATGATTGAAACAGGTGCCCCGATAACGACAGGCGCGAAGATTGAAACAAAAAATCCGATAGCATCACAATCCCGAATTGAAACGCAGAAAGATAGTGCACCACCGAATACGATTGAAACAGTGGAAAAGACAGTATCAGAAACGACGATTGAGACAAAAAGGCAAATTGCACCACTATCGCTGATCGAACCACCACCAGTTATTGCAACGGATATGGGGAGTGCTATTTATGGGTTATGGGTACATCGGCCAACCGTACAGCCATGAGGATGAGGCGGTGCGGCAGAATCGCTATGAGTTTGCATTGTCATTTGTGGCTGCCAAGACACGTGCCGGGGAGATAGTCTATTCCCCTATCGTGCACTTCCACAATGCGGCTGTAGAACACAACCTGCCGGAAGGTGGGGCGATCTGGCGGCCTGTGAACAGGGCTATGCTATTGGCCGCCAACAGGTTAATCGTGTTGGCCCTGCCCGGCTGGTCCTGCTCGCCGGGGCTTGAGTTTGAGATGAAGCTGGCGCGTGAGCACAGGATCCCGATCAAGTACGTGATCCCTGATCACAAGATGCAGACCCAGCTAGGCGTGGAACTGATCACATTTGATTAACCCTTGTCAAATGGATCAGCATCGACCGTTTCAAGCGCCAGCGCCTCAACCTGCTTGGCATAATCCAGCATTTCCTCAATAGCATCCACGTCGCTGTAGTAAGCCGTTTCCTCGTCCAGCACAGTGCTGGCATGCGCCTTGATTTCCTGTGCCAGCTTGGCAATGGCTTTGATATGTTGTGTTGATCTCATCGGCCTGTCCCCATTACAACAACATAGACCCCGCTATGATCGCGATCTTGAAACACCTGCAAAACACGGCGACCCTTGAGAGTGCGTGCAATTGCATCGGGCGGGGTTTCAAGTATGTCGTATCGTCCGCGTAAAAATCCACGTACATAAGATATAACAGTATCCCACATGCTAGCCTCATATTCACCAACTTCTATGTTGTTGACATACGTCTTTACCTTGTACATTTCAATACCCTGTTATTCAATGATTGCGATTGAAAGGATCTTGTAATCCTGTTTACCGACCGGCGCGGTGATCACGGACTGCTCGATAAATGCCTTGGTGTAAAACTGCGCATCACTTGGCATGGCATTGTGGATAACGTCATATTCGATGGATCCGGTACCGTTGCCCGTAAGGATCTCTTTTTCAATATGGATTTCCATGATATGTCCTCTATGTTAGTGCGCCGTCCTTAGCGCGATAGTCATTACAGCCCCCACTTGGCATCAGTGTAGCCGGGCAACATCGTGATGAAGCGATCCTTGATCTTGTTCATCAGTTTATAGGCCCGTGAGTTTTCATAATTCTTGGTTTCACAGGATTGGTAATCGAGGCACTGGACCAGTTTTAGAAGTTCAACAGCACCCATCTTGGGCACGCGACGGAATTTAAGATCATCCTCAGTGATCACCACCCGTTCATAGCCGCCAAAATACTCCTCAGCGCGTCCGGGGTAGCGTGCGCACACACTGGCATAATTCTGATCCGTCAGAACATCTGACAGGTAGTTTGCCGTTTGCAGGGGATCAGGGTACTCACCTTGCAAGCCCATGTTGATATAGTTGACGACGATTGCCTTGATCGTCATGTCCGTAACAATAAATGCGCTCATTTTCCTAGCCCTCTTGGTCAGTGCGCCATCCTTGGCGCAGTGGTGTCAAACTTCGCAATAAACTGCGGCGTCGCTGGGATCGATCATGGCGGTTTCGCCGTTGCCAAGTTCAACCTCAACAACCAGTTCGCCGTAGTAATCCTTGCCGTAGTCGAGAATGGTGCCGGGTACCAGTTGGTCAGTCCAGCCTACGTTAACGGTCTTGCCCTTTGCGTAGTAGTTGCTCATTTTCCTAGCCCTCTTTGTTGTGGTGTTTATTTAACCTTCACTTACAGTATAGCGGCTGGAATCAGGATTGCAAGGTTTTTTATTGCATTTTTTCAAAAATTTTTCCATTAAAATACTTATATTAGAATATGCTAATATACGGATTTTTGGCCGTGGACTTGCAAGGCTTTCCACGGTATGTATAATTGCGCCCGTGCTCGGGGCAGAAAGCCGTGGCAACACGGTGCAAGGGGCGAAGCCAACATAGTCCCGCTTCTCACGAAGTAAGCCCGAGCAAGCCGAGTCCGCGGGGCATGCCCCGGCCTCCGTTCCTGACGGGGGATAGCGGCGAGTGATTAGGGCTGTGTTAGGCGTAATAATCAAAGGCCATGCCTCATCGTGAGGTGAGGCGCAGCACGAAAGCGAGTCGGGATAGGACAAAGGGTAGGTCGGAAGTCCGAGCGGGCACGCAAGGGCGATGGCCAGTCAATACGGTCGTGGTCGAAGGATCACAATGGTCGTTGAAGACAGCCGATTACCGGGCACGGGAAAGGTACGAGGCGTGTGGCATACTGTATCTTCACGGATACGGCACCACTGATCGGCGCACGTCTTGGTTGGTAGCGTATGTAGCTCAGTTGGTAGAGCGCATCCCCTGAAAGGATGGTGTCGCTGGTTCAAATCCAGCCTAACGCGCATATTGTGGGAATATGTAAAATGCAAAGACGCCGATCAGCGTGTTATGAAAGTGACCTAATCCTGTGGCCTTATGGCAACACAGGGTTCCCAAGGCCGCAAGCTGAGGGAACTTCGTCAGGACACGCACTCAGGTCGTTTAGCGGCGAACTGGGGTAGTTGAGCGGCGGAGTAGTAACACGGCATAGGTCTATTGCCTGACCTGTAAACAAAACGGCAGTCATGTCTGCTTACGACAGTGCGCTTTGCGGCTGGCGTGGACAACCCGGCAACAACAGGCCGCACCCTGTTGGTACTCTGGGGAAAGGGCAGATCAAACCCGGCTTAATCTCAGCCGGGTTTTTTATTGACTTTGAAAACTTGCGTGATCCGCAACCTGCGATCTTTTGCCCAATCCTGCACATTACCGCCTATTACTGCGAAGCAGTGATCAACGGTGAAACAGATATATTTTTCGCCCTTGCTTAGTGCGGCGGTGATTGTTTTCGGCGTGTAGCTGCTTGAACAGTTTGGCTTATAAAAACGCTTGTAAAGATTGGACGAGCAGACAGGTGGCTTTGCAGCGATGTTGTAATAACTGCAACCAAACTCCGCAACTGCCTGCATGATGATCTTTATGTCTGTGCTGCAACGATTACGCCGCCCCAATTTTTTCAAAATGAGGTGCGCCTCCGCATAGCTAACGCCACACACCAGCGATACGGCGACAACAGAGCAGTCGTTGCGCTCATTCTTAAATCCGGTGGAATCTCGCTGTTCCAAGGTTTTGGCGTACAGGTTCATGCTACACCTCACCCTGTCGGTAAACCTTGATCCGCGCGGCGGTGCGCTCTACCTTGGCCTGTGCTACGTTGATTGCAACGCCAGCCAAAACACAAAAAGCTACGAGTACATATTCCATTTTCCTAGCCCTCTTGGTTAATGCGCCATCCTTGGCGCTGGTTTGTCTTTATATTAAAACGCAAATCCTTTTGAACTTGCGATCTCAAACGGCGCTTCCTTGGCCCGGCGTTCAAAGTATTCCTCGACCGTGAAGTTTTTGGCGAGGAACCTTGCGAATTTCCTCATGCTGCCCTTGCGATACTTGAAGCGTGCGACAAACTGGCGCTCACCGTTTTCGCTACGGTACATGAGGCAGTACCCGTCAAAAACAAAGTTGGTCATGTTGAAATTGCTCATTTTCCTAGCCCTCTTTTTTGTTGGTTCAAGGTAAGTATAGACGCTATGAAATATATTGCAAGGATTATTTTCAAAAAATTGCGTATATAAGTATTTAATAATACTGGGTTTTGTAAGTTATTGATTTTAATTGTTAAAAATAATTGTTAAAATGTAATAAAAACCCTTGCATTTTCCGCCCGGTGGTGTAAACTGTAATTGTAGTTTGAAAAACCAACAACCAAGAGGGCTAGGCAAATGGCTTACATGAGTCAAGAGAAAAAGAAAATGCTTGCGCCGCAAATCAAGGCGGTGCTTAAAAAGTACGGGGTCAAAGCCACGATCTCCGTATCCCACCATTCAACGCTGGTCGTTACCCTGAGAGAAGGGCCGTTTGATATTATCGCTGAGTACAACAAGATCGCCGAAGAAAAAGGCAAGTACGCTGCTAGCTGGTATATGGACGTTAATCCTTACTGGATTGACGATAACCATGCTGGTGAAATCCGTGACTTCCTTAATGAGTTGAAGGATGCCATGAACGGCAAGGGCGCTGAGGTCAAGAACCACAATAACAGCAATCCCATGACCGACTACTTTGACGTAGGTTGGTATATCCGCATTTCTGTCGGACGCTACGACAAACCTTACAAAGTTATTTAATCAACCGCGTCAAGGACGGCGACAACCAAGAGGGCTATGAAAATGAGTAACAAGGTAAACACTGGTATCAGACTTATCGCCAAACAGGCGGCGGATTTGCAGTTTCGTGCAAAGCGCCTAGCTGACGAAAACATGCAATGGGATTGCAGTTTCAAGGGTACAGAAGCCGCCCAAGAGTACAATCGCCTCATGGACGAATATGAAGCATTGCAGGCGGTAGCTGATCGTGCTGGTGAGTACGTGGCGTTTATGACCGCCGTTGATTTTATCCTTGGAGGATTTGAGAACCAAAACCAAGAGGGCTAGAAAATGGAATACGTTGATTGCACGTTCTGTGACCGCACGGGTACCGATCCGGAAGATGACAATGAACTGTGCCCGATCTGTTACGGCGAGGGCGCAGTTGCCGCGACACATGGTGTCGAAGAGTATAGTTCTTTCGGCACTTGCGAGCATTGCTTGCGTAATGGGCCGGTGATCGAAACCATGACCTTCTACGTCATGGGCAACGGCATAACCAAGAACAAATTAACGTCTTGCCTGTGTATTGACTGCTACCGGGGATAATCAAGATGGAAAAAAGCAAAATACAACAGATTGCAACCATGGCGCATGTCATGAAAAACCCAAAAAAGATACTTGTGTGCGCCACATCATTGATTTGATCAACGGCGAGGAACTTACTGATCAAAATCTGGCCGAGTTATACAAGTTTTTCATGCCACCGATCCCCAAGGCCAAGAAAACGCCCGAACAGTGGGTAGCCACTGCGATTGGGGACAAGGACGTGCGCTTTTATTTGAACTATGTGTACGTCGATAAGGAATGGGTCATTGGTTCAAACGGCCATCATCTGCATCGTGTCCACAATGACAATAATCTCGAACCCGGTTACTACCTGCCGTCGCCTGCCGGGGGACAGGGTATTGTCTTGGCTGAACCGCCTGACTTCGCTACTTACCCACAGGTCGAGAGCGTGATCCCGGCAAGCAAAAAGGGCGGGGTAAAATTTACTGTTGACGATCTTGAGATCAATAAAGAACAGTTGGCGGCTGGTAGTTCAAAAATGGTCGATGTTTACAAGTTCCCGAAGCGGTTGATAGGTGATGAACGCATATCGATCAATTATGGATACCTGAATGATTTGATCGCCATACCCGGTTTCGATGATGCCGAACTATGCGTTTACCCAAAAAAGGGCTACGTGGCACTATGGTCAGGCAAACTGTGTCTAGGCGTTATCATGTTGCGCAGACCAGCGGGGTAGCAATATGTTCAATAACATAGCAATACCAAAGAACTTGCAGGATTTTTGCAAGGCACGTGTTGAAGTCAACAAATGGATCAACGAAGCACAGGCTTGTATCAATCACGCAACCGAAGCGGTCAAGGGGATCTTGCCCTATGATCTGCCCTATACCGCCAGCCTGAGAGAATCTCCCAAGCGTATTATGCAGGAGGTGGACATACGCTTATGGCGGCGTGCGTTTGATCTGACGGGCTATGCGCAGATCATGGATGCACAGGCACAGAAAGAATTTAACCAAACGCTTGAGAACGATCCGCCTGAATTCAACGAGGACAATATACGTTCTATCTTCCTAAGCGCCGCGCAGGATTCAGAAGCCATGTTCAAGCGCGGCATCGTCAACGTGTTCAAATACCTGTCAAATGAATACAAGGCCAACAGTAAGGATCCTTTTGTGGTCGGCAAAAAGTGCATCATGCGCGGCATGTTCAGTAGCTGGGTCGGCTACCCGTCGCTCAACTATGGCCACGCCTCTGATCAGATCAACGATATTGATCGCGTATTCAAGACCTTGGACGGCAAGCAGCACCACCCGCGCGAACTGGAAGCCAAGATCAATGAGGCGTCCAAGGCAGGCCAAGACTTTGAGGACGATTATTTCAAGATCAAAGCATTCGCTAATGGCAACATGCACATCTGGTTCAAGCGCCGTGATTTGCTCGAAAAAGTAAATACCATTATTGCAGAATGGTACGGGGATCATGCGCTGGCCGATGGCACTAACAGCATGTAACTATATGCTAATATATTTGCAATTAAAATAATTGTTGCAATCTTTTTTGCTTTGTAGTCTAATATCTGTAAGTTAACCAAGAGGGCTAGATTATGTACGAGATGACACAAACCCATTCCACCCCGATGCCGGACGATCTGATCCGGCGCAACGCACCCAGCGTATTTGCTACGCAACCCTACCACGAAGTAAGCGACCGCTATGCCTTCGTACCCACGATCAACATCATCGACGCCTTGCGCGGCGAGGGCTGGTTGCCTGTTGACGCCAGTCAGAAGCGCGTGCGCTTGAAAGATCGCCGGGAGTTCACCAAGCACTTGGTGCGGTTCCGCCGCTTGGGTGATGATATTCAGATCGGCGATTCGGTCATGGAACTGTTACTGACCAATTCACACGACCGCGCCAGTGCCTTCTCCCTGCATGCCGGTGTCTTTCGCATGGCCTGTGCCAATGGCATCGTGATCGCGGATAGCACGCTGGCGAAGATCAAGGTGCGCCACAGCGGCGACGCGGCCAAGGAAATCATCGAGGGCAGTTACCATGTCATAGATGAGGTGCCCAAGATCGCCGCCGAGGTGGAGGAAATGCAGCGCATTGATTTGACCCAGCCCGAGCGCCGTATCTTCGCCGATGCTGCTTACAAGCTGGTCGCGCCTGAGTTGAAGGAAGGGCAGCGGATGATCACGCAACAGGACAGCATCCTGTCGCAGATGTTGGCTCCGCGCCGCCGCGATGATAACGGCACTGACTTGTGGACTACCTACAACGTGTTGCAGGAGAAGGTGATCCGTGGCGGTGTGCGCACTGCCAAGGTGTCTAACGGCAAGGTGCGCCATAGCACTACCCGCGAGGTGCGCAGCATTGACCGCGACATTAAGCTGAACAAGGCGCTGTGGGAGATGGCCATGCAGATGAAAGACCTTAAAACCGCTGCATGACGGCTGATAATAGGCGCAGGGAAGCGTCGTTTTTATAACAATCTAAAATAAAGACGGCCAAAAACAGACAAGATAATGGACGATATAGACTTAAATCGGCACGTGGCTATTGCTATGGGTGCTTATGACGAGTACGTGCGGAACCGGGTTTTGTATGACGACCCGGTACTTGATTTTGGTGATTGGTTACGTCTCCCAAGTTTTAACTATGCAGCCCCGTCACGGCAGATCACAATGTTACAAGCATTGTGGACTAGTGTTAGCGCCACACTAACATGGAGTAACGGCAATTTTTCAATCAAGAGCAAAAATTTTACGTATTCTGATCACAAACTTGAAAAAGTTATCGCTCGTACATACCTGCATATAAAAAACGGAGATAAAAATGCCATTTATTGAATTTATTATGACTTATTGGGACTGGTATTTAGCAATAGGTGCAGTTTTTGGGGTTTACGAATCTTTAGTTGCAGTATATAAAACTGGAACACCTGTTCTTTTATTACCAATAATTTTTTTATTGGCAGTGGTTTTATGGCCAATTTTGGTCGTTTCATACATAGCAAAAAATTAATAAAGGTATGCAAATGACAAAATACACTGATCTAAAACCGCCTTTTGATCCACGTTTGGACGTGGATTCACAACGATATGTTGTTTATAACGTGGAAGAAAAACGTGTCATGCGTAGTACGCAAGATATTTCACAAGCCGTGCGCATTTGTGTGCGGCTAAATGGTGACAAGGAAATCGCTGAATACGCCATTGCCGACAAGGATGCAAATACTTACCTTAGTGGCTGGCGCAAATTGCGGGAGGTGAAAAATGACTACAGCCAATGAACTAGAAAGTGCCAGCCGGATCGCCAATAGCACGATCAAGCAAATCAAGGAACGCGGTACTTGTAGCCGTGAAGAAATCCGGTTCCTTGTGGATGCCTATTACCAAGTACAAAAGATGCGGATCGCACTGGGTAATCAGATATTTGCATTGACTGAATCCAATGAACCGCATGAGATCAGTGACTGGCTGTTCAGCCAGTTCAAACTGATCGAAAGCCAGATCAGCCGATCCCTGAAAGCATTTTGTGAGACCACAAAGCCCGGTCAATGGCTATTGTCAATCACGGGCATAGGCCCTGTGTTGGCGGCCAATTTTCTTGCCCATCTTGACGTGACAAAATCAGAAACAGCGGGCGGATTCTGGCGGTTCGCCGGGTTGGATCCAACACTGGAATGGAAGAAAGGTTGTAAGCGTCCGTTTAACGCGCGGCTTAAAACGGCTTGTTGGAAAGCGGGTGAATCATTTTGCAAGGTACAGAACCGTGATTCGGACGTTTACGGCAAGGTCTATGCTGAGCGTAAGGCACTGGAAATACAACGCAATGACAGGCTTGAATTTGCCGATCAGGCGAAGGAAAAACTGGAGAAGTTTAACATCGGCAAGGACACGGATGCCTACAAGCATTATGCTGAGGGTAAGCTGCCGCCTGCGCATATCGACCAGCGTGCCAAGCGTTATGCGGTTAAGCTATTCCTGTCACATCTGCATCATGTAATGTATGAATGCGAGCATGGGCGCAAACCACCCAAACCCTACGTCATAGAACACATGGGGCATGCGCATTACGTCGCCCCGCCAAACTGGCCATTGTAAGGAGGGCTATCATGGCTGCCAAGCCTAAAAAAATCGGTACCAAGATTGATCACCTGTTTGCCATGAGCGAAACAATCTCAGAACGTGAAAAAGAATTGAAAGAACTGAAATCAAAACGTGCTGAACTGGAAGCTGATATAATCAAGCACTTGCACACTGAAAACGCGACCGATGCCGGTGGTAAAATGGGCAAGGTCAGTATCAGCATCACCAAACATGCCAACGTGAAAGATTGGAAAAAATACTATGAGTATATCCACAAGCACAAGGCATTCGATCTTCTGCAACGCCGTGTAAGTGACAAGGCTTACTTTGATCGCGTTGAGGAAGGTGAAAAGATCCCCGGCGTGGAGGTTTACACGCGGGAAAAACTGAACCGATCACGGCGACGTGAAAAGGTTTAATTAACCGGGCAGTAGCCCATATCAACAACAGGAGCAATTATAATGCCGAGAAAGATCGATCCCAACAACGTAAAAGCACGTATCAAGGACAACAAGACCACTGCTGCCGCAGCCAAGAAAACCCTGCTATCCATGCTGGCGGCTGTGACCAAGGATTATGGTGGCAATGATGTGGATGTAAGTGAAATGCGTGCAGAGCTTTCCACGTTTATCAAGTCCATCAGGGCGATCCGCAGCGATATGGACAAACTGGCCGCTATCGAAGCCGCTAGCGGCGATGACTGATCGCAACGACTAACAGGAGGCTATTTATATGGCTGCAAAGAAAAAGACCAGTAAGGCCCTGAGCGTTGACTGGCGCAAGGAACTGGCCGCCAAGGCCAGTAAAATGAGTGCCAAGGGACGTATCAAGGCCGCTGGTGGCGAGTATATCAGCACTAAGGGCGGCAAGTTCTCTATCGGTGACAGGATCATCGGTGACAGCTTCCCCGCCGTTGTGATTGGTGCGGTATATGAAAACTCATGGTTCGATTCAAAGTTTGTCGAAGGCGAACCTTCCTGCCCTGCATGTTTCGCTATCGCGTATGATGAGGAGGATCTAGCCCCTCACCCCGATAGCCCTGTGCCGCAAGCTGAGACGTGCGAAGAGTGCGAAAAGAACCAATGGGGATCATCAGAGGAAGGGCGTGGTAAGGCGTGCGGTAATCGCTTCCGCTTGGCCGTGGTCCACGGCGATGATACCAAGGCCAACGCCAGCGAGATCGAAGTCAAGGGTCTGCGGTTAGCGCCTACCAGCATTAACAATTTCCGATCCTACGTGGCGGAACTTGAGGCCCGTGGTGACTTGGAGCTTGTACAGGCGGCCTGCAATATCTACTTCGATCCTGAAAGCAAACAGGCGGTGCCGCCGATCTTGTTTGAGTTTATGAACGAGATCACGTCCGACAAGGCGCTCAACGCATTGGTGTCCAAGTGGCCTGATGCGGAAAAACTGCTGGAACAGCCTTATGACAAGGCGAACTATAAGCCGCCCGGTCGTGCGCGTGGCAAGAAAAAAACGACGAAAAAGAAAACCAGCAAGAAACGTGCAAGCAAGTTTTCCTGATTTGCTTGCACGATCCATGCCCCGGCGGTGTCGGGGCATTTTTATATTTGAAGGTCAGGCATGCCAAAAATACCGTTAGCTGTTATAGACTTTGAGACGCTGCGCATTGAGCCGCGCCCTGATTACCCACCAGAACCAGTGGGCCTAGCTGTGTTGGAGCCCGGTAAGCGCCCTGTGTACTTGGCATGGGGACACCCTTTGAAAAATAACTGTACTTTCGATGATGCTTACAAAACTTTGCATCGGATTTATGAAAGGTATTGTGTCGTTATGCACAATGCCGTTTTTGATCTTGAAGTCGCTGAAAAGTTTTTTGATCTGCCGCTAGTGCCGCCACATGGGTTTTGTGACACGATGCTTGAAGCATTTTTGTACAACCCGCGTTTCCCTGATATGAAATTGAAAAATCTGGCGGATAACCTGCTGGGTATGCCGCCTGTTGAAGAACAGCGATTGCACGAATGGATCCTGAGTCATGTTTTTACAAGTCAAAAAAGTGGCAAGGGCAGCATAAAAATATGGGATCACAGACCAAAAGGGCTGTATGCCATACCGCCGTCACAAGCCGGTGGGTTCATAGGCTATGCACCCGGTGACTTGGTGGGCAGATACGCCAAGGGCGACGTGGTGCGCACTAAGAAACTTCACAATCTTTTCATGCCCAAGATCAAAAAACTAGGCATGATGGAACAGTGGGATGTTGAACATCGTGTTTCTATTAAGGCACTGGAAATGTCGCGCAGCGGTGTGCGTATAGACGTTGATAATCTGGCACCTGATCTTGAAACCGCCAAGAAAAAACTGGCTACTGCCGAAAGGAACGTTTACAAAAAATTGGGTGAGATAAATCTTAACAGCCCCAAGCAAAAAATAGAAGCATTTGAAAGCAGGGGTTTGGTGTCTGAATGGGAGTACACTGACAAAGGAAACCCAAAGACAAGTATAGACTCACTGATGCGCGTGTGTACGGATAAAAAACTTGTCAAGGATTTGAACATATATAGCAAGTACACCAAGATCATAGGCACCTATATGCAGCCTTGGCTGGCGTCTGCATTGAAGAACAACGGGTATTTCTACCCATGGTATAACACGATAAAGGGGGAAAATGATCGTGGTACCTATACAGGCAGGTTCAGTTCTAATTTTCAACAGGTGCCGCGTCGCGTCGAGGACGTATCACTAAAAGGTTTACCATTCCTGCGCAACTACGTTATAGCAGATAAAAAATCGCACGTGCTATTTAACCGTGATTTTTGTTTTTCTGATGATACAGAAGTTTTAACAGATCGTGGTTGGATGTTATTCAAAGATTTAGGTAAAAATGAGCTAGTCGCTCAGTATAAAAATGGTGTTATCAGTTATGCCAAACCGCTTGCTTATCAAAAAGAAAGATTTACAGGTAAAATGGTGCATATACATAGTCCCAAAAGTTGTAATATGTTGGTGAGTCCAGATCACCAATGCCTGCAACTGGACTACAATAACCGGCCTGTGAAAATACGTGCCGTAGGTTATAGGCTTGGTCATTATAAGCAAGTTGTATCAGGCATAGTTAAAAATAAACAGTCCATTGATATTTCAATTGACTTGTTAAAATTATCTGTAGCAATACAAGCCGACGGCAAAATACTTTTTCAAAATACCGGCGTAAAAATTTCTTTCTATTTGAAAAAGGAAAGGAAAATAAAACGGCTTGAAGCATTGTTAAATGCGCTCGATATTCCTTACATAAAAAAAGCAATGGTAAGTAAAAAAGGCTTTTTCAGTTTCCTTTTTTACATGCCTGATGACGTCAACAAAATTCTTGATACAGGCACAAAACAGTTTAAGCGTAGTCTGCTAAAACTTTCTTATGAAAACAGGCTGCTGTTTTTGAAAGAGCTTGGATATTGGGATGGATCAATCATTGGTGAAAGTTGGCAATACTTCAATACAAATTTAGCTAGTTTTGATTTACTGCAAGAAATGTGCGTCATAACGGGTGTCAAATCAGTATTGAAGTACATGAAACGCGATGAGGTTAGAAAATGCTGCGGTTTGTTATATATGACTGTTAAGCACGCCGTTGATACAAAAATGTTTAGCAAGGATTTTGTTGAATATGATGGCTATATGTATTGTGTCACTATGCCGCAAGGAACGGTTATTGTTAGACGTGGTGGCAACGCATTTATAACAGGACAATGTGGCCAAGAAGTACGGATCCTTGCGCATTTTGAAGATGGTGTGCTGTTATCCGCATTCAATAAAGATCCGGAATTGGACGGGCATAGTTTTGTCAATGATCTAGTAACCGAACTAACAGGCATTGACTACGGACGCTCTGCAATCAAAGCGTGCAATTTTTTGATCATCTATGGTGGCGGTGTTTACGCACTATCACAAAATTTAGGGATCTCCTATGATCAGGCAGATGAGATATACAAGGCGCATGGTGATGCGCTTGTCGGTTTAGGTGAGTTGAAAAATGAGCTAAGGTTATTGGCACGCAGGGGAGAGATGTTTAAGACTGCTGGCGGTAGATGGTATGACTTTGAGGAAGGTTTTGAATATGTTGCGTTGAACACGTTGATACAGGGCAGTGCTGCTGATCATAGTAAACGTGCGTTATTGAATATATCCGATATGATAGAAACAAAAGGATATGACGCTAGGCTCATACTAACTGTGCATGACGAGTTTATGATCAGCGGCCCTGCAAGATGCAAAAAGAAATTTATGACGGATTTTCGTGAAGCAATGGAATATGATGAATTGTTTGATCTGCCTATGTTAACTGATGGCAAGATCGGCAAGTGTTGGGGGAAGATGGAAAAAGTTAACTATTAGGAGGACGGACGTTATGGGTGACGATATATACAAAGAACACGGTTTCAAAGATCGCACGGACTACTTACATAGTTTGGCAGATGAATATGGCATGCCACTTGAAGATGTGATTGCCCTTGCCGATATACTTGGACAAGATGAAGATTTTGATCAACTAGTTATATCACTTGAAGACAGGAGCATTCAACTATGAAGGGCGCAACGCTATCTAATCTTGAAGATTACGCACATTTCAGCATCGATCTTGAAACATTTTCAACGGCACAAAATGCCTATATCACGGCAATTGGTGCGGCGATGTTTGCACCATCCACAGGCATGATTGTTGGGCGGTTTTATTGTGTATGCCATTGCAGCTATCATAAACGATATGACATTGATCCAGCTACAATCAATTGGTGGCTAGGGCAAAATGATGAGGCTAGAAAATCATTGTGCGATGTTCCTGATTATTTGACTTTCAATATACACGATGCGCTGCATAATTTATCTAAATTTTTGACAACGGATATGTTGCAGCCTGTTGTATGGGGCAATGGTGCGACGTTTGATATATCAATTTTGGAAAACGCCTATAACACGGAGGGATTGCAGATACCGTGGAAGTTTTACAATATCCGCGATATGCGTACTATCATTGACATGGCATTGAGCTTGCCGGGAGGCGCTGATGCGTTGAATTTGGAGCGCATGGGTACGGCACATAATGCTATAGATGATGCCGAACACCAAGCACGTCTAATTTCAGCGGCGTATCAGTTTATTACCATGGGGAAAGTAGCCGATGCCTAAACCATTTCAGTGGTCTTATAGTAGGTGGGCATTGTTCAAGCAATGCCCGTTAAAATACAAGAAAAAGGTGATTGATAAATTGCCCGATCCGTCCGGCCCTGCTGCTGAACGTGGCACGCATATTCATAAATTGGCAGAAGGCTACGTAAATGGGCATATAAAAGGATTACCTAAGGAGCTTGCTAAATACAAGGATGAATTTAAGACACTACGTGCGTTGAAAAGAAAAGAACCTGACCACGTGCTAACTGAGTTTGATTGCAGCATGACACCAGAATGGACGCACACCAGTTACGATGATTGGAATGGCGTTTATGTACGTGCGTATATTGATTTATTAAGGCTAGGTGAAAATACGGCTATCTACATAGACTACAAAACAGGGAAAAAGTACCCTGATCATAAAGATCAAGGCCATTTGTATGCAACGACTGTCTTTTGTTTAGACGAATCAATAGAATCCGTTAGTGGCGAATTCTGGTACTTGGATAGTGGTGATTTGATGACGTTTGAATATGAACGTAGTGCGTTGCAGAGAATGATCGATGTATGGGAGAGACGTGTCGAAAAAATAAAGAACGAAAAACATTTTGATGCGATGCCGGGACCATTGTGTAAATGGTGCAATTATCATGTATCAAAGGGCGGTGATTGTCGTGGACGAGACTGATTTTAAGAGATTACTGGATCAACAATTGGTCATGTATCAGGCTAAGTTAACCATGTATGTTGTGAGCGTCATTTCAAAGGATGCCAAGAAAGCAGCAGAACTGCGCTGTGATATTCACGATATTATGGATATGGTGCTCGATAAAATTCTGGAAGAGCTTTCAGATGAAGAAACTGGAAAAGGTCGATGAGCAAAAGTTTGTCAGGTACGTATTAGAACAGGGTGATCTGTGCCCAAAAGTAGGATGGCACGGACAACGTGGTTGGCCTGATCGAGAAGTTGTTATGTCTGATAACAGACATTTTTACATAGAATTTAAGCGCAAAGGTGAGGAATTACGTCCTTTGCAGAAGCACATACATGAGTTATTAAGAAAACGAGGCCATAGCGTTTATGTCACGGACAACTACCAAGAGGCGATCCGTATCTACCATAAGGAAAAAGATCGCCGAGAACAAACGTAAAAAACTGTTTAAGCCACATCCTTATCAAAAGGAATCGATCAGGTTTTTGCTTGAAAACCCTGCAAGTGGACTATTTTTAGCGCCGGGGCTAGGCAAGACTATCTGCACGTTGCAGGCATTTGATATTTTGCGCGATGAGAAAATAATTAAAAACATGCTAATTGTGGCCAAGTTACGGATCATAAATAGTACGTGGCCACGTGAAATAAGTAAATGGGGATTTGACTACAAAGTACACACCTTGCATGGGAAGGACAAGGACAAGTTACTAAAAGAAAAAGCTGATGTTTACCTGATCAACTATGAAGGTTTGCCATGGCTTTATGAACAATTGGTGAAAAAGAAAGTAGGCACGAATATAGATATGATCGTGCTGGATGAATCGAGCAAAATCAAGAATACACGCACGCAACGGTTTAAGTTGGTTAAAAAAATGATGCCGCTATTCAAACGGCGTCATATATTGACAGGATCACCGGCACCTAACAATTTATTGGATCTGTTTGGTCAAATCTTTTTCCTAGATGGCGGTGAAGCACTGGGCAGATATATCACACACTACAGAAATATGTATTTTTACCCAACAGGGTACATGGGCTATGAATTTAAGCTACAGGATGGCGCGGAGGAACAGATTTATGATCGCGTTGCGCCTATTGTATTACGTTTTGGCCATGATCTGATCGATATGCCGCCTTTGCAAAAGCGTACCGTCGATATTGAGTTTACCAAGGCCTCCCGTAAAAAATATGTCGAAATGGAAAACCATTTCATAACGATGATAAAAGACAAGACAGTTACAGCGTCCAATGCAGGGGTCAAGACCCAGAAACTAAGACAAATGGCAAATGGCAGTGTCTATGATGAAAATGGAAAAATCGTAGTCATACATGAAGAAAAAATAGAGGCTTTGAAGGAATTGATCGATGAACTACAGGGCGATCCGTGCCTTGTTGGCTATGAGTTTGATCATGATTTGAAAGCCCTGCAACGCCATTTTCCAGATGTACCGTATATTGGCAGGGGTGTTAACAGTAAAAAACAAAACAAGATCGAGGATGATTGGAATGCTGGTAAACTGCCTGTATTGTTCGGCCAGATCGCCACAGTTGCCCATGGTCTAAACTTACAGGAATCAGGTTGTAATGTAGTATTCTATAGCCTTACTTGGAATCTTGAAGATTACGAGCAATTTATACAACGTGTATGGCGACAAGGGCAGAAAAACACAACAATCGTCCATCATTTAATGATGGCGGATTCTGTCGATCAGGATGTGATGACGGTACTTGAACAAAAGGATGCAACACAACGCGCACTTTTAGACGCACTGGCTAAACGCACTAGACAAAGAGGTATGCAAAATGGGAAAGGGATCTGATTTAGATTATGGCGCGATACTAAAGTCATGGCGCACAGTGACTAAGTTTTTGCACAGCGACAAAGATGCCATGGACGAAGAAATCGTCAAGGCATTGTTGCGTGGGGAGTTCCACGGTGCGCGGCGTGCATCGATCATCGGCGTATTGCATAGTCGTTACCACAAGCTACGCGGGCAACGGATCAGGAAAATGCTTGTTAACGGGCATTGGCCGGACGACAACCTGTAATATAAGCATTTCCTTATTTGCATATTTGCATATAAATAATAAAATCAATAACTTATAACAATAAAAAGTATTGCAATTATCGCGTGAAAGTGCTGTTATTTAGCTGTAAGTTAAAAAATGAGAGGGCTAGGAAAATGGCTACTAGAAGATCAGTCACCAGCTACGTTGAAAAACTTGGCGGCAAGGTGGAAGTAGTCATTGATCCAGAGGACTACACCATCTACGTTGATGCGCCTGATGGCATGCAATGGGTGGATGGATCAACGCCTCACATAGTAGAGCACCAGTTTCGTGGTCCGTGGGGAACGGGCGAGATATGGGGCGATGTACTGGAACGTGTCAAGTGCGGGCTGGAACCGTACCAAGAGGGTTAGCACCATGATCAATATCTATGATGCTATAGGCATGGCACTGTTTGTCATTGTGCTAACCATTGACGTAAAGGCTGATGCCTTGGTTGATACGGAAACTTATGTACCGCCTGCTGAACAAACTGACTGGGGATGCAACTAGGCGATCACGTAGTTGGTAATTAACCAAATAAAAGGAGTAAAAACATGCAACACAATAGCACTTATGCGAAAAAGCGTCGCAGTAAAAAAATGATGTACGGCCCTGTTCCGAAGATCCCCAAGTATCCTGATTTCAGGTGCAGCTATCCTGACCCTAGCAAATACTGGTGGGGTGAGTTACGTGATAAGCACGAAAACTAAGTTTATGGACAGGAGGCGTGGAGAGCATCACGCTAACCCCAATCGGCGTAGAGGTGCACATCTACGATGGGGGATAAAAATGGCAAAATCTCACGGAACCGCTGACATTGGATGAGCCGAGACAAACCGATGCGCCCAGTGCCGCCAAAGATGAGACGCCGGAGTCGCGCCCGGCCCTGTCCGCCAAATGCGCCGTGAGTGATGGCCTGATAATCACTCAATATAGAGAGGCGAGCAGCCGCCTTTAAGTCCGCGCCCTGTTTATATCGGGCGCTACCGAGGCGGAACCTCATAAAAGGAGGCATTCCGCTGATAGACGATGACCGGCAGCGCCTATGGCGCGGGAGCTGCATCAGTTTATGATTGCCATGAAGCACGTAAAAGGATATGAGCAATGATGGTATATGTTGACTTGGTTCTGCAAAACGGTGGGATTGTCGTGATTGAGTGCCCTGATAAATATGCAGATGAGTTGTTTGACGCTTTAGACAATGCGCGGAAAAAGAACGATTGGTGGTCACCAATTATGTTCGAGGGATGTTCGGCAACATTTATGGGCATGACCCTTGACCGCGTTGACATGGGCAAGGTGATCGGAACTTTATAATTGTGAGTATAGCTCAGTCTGGTAGAGCACTCGTTTTGGGAAAGAGTGGTCGCAGGTTCAAATCCTGCTGCCCGCACCAAGCACCGGCAGGGCTAGCGGTAGTGACGTGCCGTTAGCCGCAAAAGACAGCACAGCGTTACCGCGTTCTGCCGCGCGGTCTGTTAGCCCGAGAGGGCGCAAAGACGCTAGGGGTGCGGTCGTCAACCGCATGGAGCTGCTCAATGCCGCCAACGGGGTTCCCCGCCCCCACAGTTTATGGGCACTTGCGTTATGCAGACGCAAGTAAAAGTAAGATTCTACGCGCAAGAGAATGGCCTTGACACCACAAGAAGTCATTTGAGTGTATGGTATTTGTAGCAATAAGTGGTGTTGAGCTACCCCCGCCTCGTAGAATCTTACCGCCCGCCAGTTTATAGCAACCTGCTGTCTATGTTTTCGCTCGTACACCCGGATCGCAACCGGGGGCGAAAATCAACCGGCAGTTTGCCGCCATTTAACCAAGAGGCAAATACGATGAAATTCAAAACGCCACACAAAGACTTCAATTACATCGAGGACGGGCACAAGCGAAAGAAGGCGCGGGCGCATCGTGACGGCGCGACTGTTTGGACTACGGGTGACGTGATAATCAAACACACGTTTGAGTCTGTTCGCAAAGCGAAGGCGTGGATGCAGTATCCCACGCCAAGGATTTGAGTTTATGGCAGCCTGCCGGGCGAAAACCGCAAACGCGGCCCCTCAGTCTGGAACGCTGTACCGGAGTTGCACGCCGGTATGCACCGGGATACCCCGGCTCCGAGTGCGCCAGCGTTGGGTGAATGCATAAGTAGTCCGGCAGGTTGCCGCCATTTAGTGAGTAAAAAAATGAGTTTAGAACATTTATATAAATTTGATTGGTACGTGTCACATCAAGCGTGGCTCAACAAAGAAGGCTATATGGCCCATGATCATCGTGGGACTAAGCCGCAAAAAGCTGATCTGCGCGGCACTGATCTGCGCGGTGCTGATCTACTAGGTGCTAAGCTGTGCGATGCCAATTTACGTGATGCCAATTTACGTGATGCAAATTTGCGTGGGTCTAATCTGCGCAATGCCGATCTAAGCTGCGCCAATTTTAACAATGCTGATCTGTGCTTTGCCAGTCTATACGACACAAATTTACACTATGCTAATCTGCGTCATGCCAATCTAAGCTACGCTAATTTGTGCGGCGCTGATCTGCGCCATGCTGATTTGCGCGGCGCTGATCTGCGCCATGCTGATTTGCGTGATACCGATCTAAGCTACGCTAATTTGTGCGGCGCTGATCTGCGCTATGCTGATTTGCGCGGCGCTGATCTGCGCCATGCTGATTTGCGTAACACCATCGGTAACGGACGTGAGATCATTACAATCTTAACAGATAAATGGATAGTTAATATAACAAAAGAATTCATGACAGTTGGTTGTGAGCATTACAGCATTAAAGACTGGATGAGCTTTGATGATGATCGTATTTCTAAGATGGACCCCTGCGCACTTCATTGGTCGCGTATCTGGAAGCCGATTATTAAACAAATAATAGAGGCAACCAAATAGTGAAAGAAATCAGCCCTAAACTCGCCAAGGAACTGCTTGGGCGCATTGAGAAATTGGAAGCGTGGTGCGACGTACGGGCGAAAGATCACGTCACATTCAGCACACACTGGAGGGTGGCATCAGCCAAGGCCGTCGAAATTCGTCAGCATCTGCTCTTGCACATGAACGACGAAAGAGGAGAAACGTCCAATGAAAATACTTATTGACGAAGACGGCAGGCTACACATTGAACGTGCTGGCGTTTACAGGCAACAGACTTGCCCTTATACGTTTAACGGATTCTGGATGGGTTGCGGGGATTGGTGCCCGCATTTTGGCGAGCCAACTACTTTCCCGTTTCGGTCTGATGATCGTGATCCGGACGCAGGGCTGAGACCGTATGTGACGCTGGCGTTATGCCACGGAAATAGTTTTCGGGTGGTCGAAGAAGACTTCGCAGATGAGCGGGGAGAGCAGAAAGAGGAAATCCCTGCGGAGGATGACAATGAAAATCAAGATTGATAAAAATGGAGCACTGCACATTGAGCGGGCAGGTGTTATGAATGTGCAATACTGCTTGCATAGCCCCCACGTTAGTAGATGCGGCGACTGGTGCCCGGCTTTCGGTGAGCCGAAGGTAGTCGAGGACAACGGAAATACCGTCGCATGGCTCGGCCTGTGCGAAGAGGCAGGTTTTGTGTCATGTTCCCCGGAATACTTTTTCGATGAGCGAGGCCATGACAATGACCAAACTTGAACGCGAAACCCGTAAAGCAATCCGCGAATGGTGTGAGACACAAGGATATAAAGTAAAGAGTTTAGGGATGGTGTTCCCACGTGCTCACGTTGTCGCTACAGACGGTCGTTACTGGCTTACAGTAGCTGTGCCGCCGATGGAGGCGTTAGAAGGTTCCCGTGCGCACGAAGCTGGAAGCATACTTGCATTGTCTGCCGATAAAGAGTTAGGAGTAGGAGATTGGTGCAGTGTCGTTTATGTAGTCAGTGATCAGCTAATGGAACCCGTAGCTATCCCTGCGGTGGTTGTGGAGGGCTGATAATGAGTGATGAGAAAATTACCAATATCGAAGAAAAACGCGCAGAGAAAACAGTAATCTCAACCCCGGAAGATTTTGCCGAGCTTCTGTTTAGTTTTACCGCACATAACTGTGACCCTAATAGACCCTATACAGGACAAATCCACACTGATGAAGGACTACGCGGTAAACAGGAAGTGCACGGCATTACTATGCGGGATGTAGCTGATTGTTTGGCTATCGCATTTGCTAGGGCCTGTACAGAAGATGACGAGATCCATAAGAAAGCGGATGACAACACGCTCAGTTATAACGATCTATACACTATGGAATGGATTGACTTTGACCCTGTTGCCGTCATCCAGTGCCTTACCTGTGAGATAGAAAAGAGGATGGGGATATTTCCTAATATATCCGGTTTGGGAGATATTGAAAAATGAAAACCGTAACAATCAATGGTAAAGAGTACGAAGTACCTGACTGGGTTAACTGGGTGGCTATGGATGAATCGGAATTGTGGTATGGGTACGAGAACAAACCTATCCCAAGCAGGTTTGATCAAGGTCGTTGGGACGCAG